CGTAGCCGCCGTCTCCGGCCATTGCGTCTAACGCAGTTTCTTTTTTCTTCTTCAAGTTATTCTCCGATGTTAGGGCAGGGGATTGCCATTTGTTTATAATACAGGATTATTTAGGTTCTGTCAAGCGTAGTAAAGTATTTTTCTTTACCGCGGCATCAACAACATTCATATTTAGACCGAGGATCTCAGCATACTTTAATAATGCGGAAGTGTCTTTAGGGAAACAAGCACCACCAAATCCAAATGCACCATCTGGACCTGGTACTTGTAAATGGCTTGAGCCAATACGAGAATCTGCTTTAATCATGGCGGAAATCTTGCCGTAGTCTAAACTAGACTTTTTGGCAACATTATATAGTTCATTCATGAATACAACCTTAGTTGCTAAGAATGAGTTGATAGCATATTTTGCCAATGCGGCTTCACCAATAGAGCAATAGTATACAGACTCAAGACTACACTGAGATAATCTAATAACTTTTTCTGCTGTGTTTATATGATCAAATTCACGACCGCCAATAAACGCAAATGTGCCTCCTGCATAATCTCTTACGGCATTCGCCGCAGTCAGAAATTCTGGAGAATGTACTAGATTAAGATATTCATTGTTTAGACGAGCGTAGGCATCAGGTGGAGCGGTACATTTACTAATAATAGTACCATTAAAATTAACTGCACGTAGTTTGGCTAATACATCTTCTAAGATAGAGGTATCACAACTACCGTCATCGCCTTGTGGGCTTGGAACACATACAAATACCGCCGTACATTTAACTAGATCTTCATATGAACTATTATATCCTTTAGCAGGATCAATTAATACAAGTGGTGTAATACCACTATAGACATTAAATGCCATTCTGATAGCATTACCTACAAATCCTAATCCAATAATTCCGACTTTCAATTAATATTCTCCAATAGTTCACGGGCAGAAAAGAAATTGTCTGTTAAACTTTCTGCTTGTTCTTTTAATTTAGGTAAACGTGTATTGTAGTAGTCCATATGGCTCATAATAGCACGACATAAATCAGGACGGTATATATTATACGATTCCCAACTTTCTGTCCATTTACTATCATATTTAAAAATGTCATAATACATTTCGCTATATGACAGTCGATCTGGTACCATAGGAATAGCATCTACAAGAGCACCTTCGTAACAGCCTATACCTAATGTCTCCTGTAAAGAACAACTAAACACTAATTTAGCCTCGCCTAATAAATTGTGATATTCGTTCTTGGTTAGTTGTTGATCCTGACAGATAACAAATTCATATTGTGGTAAGTGATTTTTTAGATCTCTAAAAATCTCAACCTGTTTCTCAGGAGCAATACGATGTGGAAAAACAATAAGATCACGTTTGGGCATGTTCTTATATGCAGTCAATGTTCCATCCATATACTCCATAGGCCAACCAGTGCGTACAATTTTAGTTGGAGCAAATTGCCGAACAACATCGGAGTTTACATATTCTAACAAATTTTTACAGAACATCTCAGTGTGAAATTCTGTAGCAAAGTAGTTGTGATCAAATGCGTGATAAAAACTTTTCTCTGCATGTCTAACCCATGGAGTATCTCCAACCAGTCTTCCTAAAAAGTCTTGAGGATCATAACTACCGGCATGCCATAGCCCATGTGTAATTACTGGAATACCCAATAGTTTACTCATGTACTTTAAGTTTATGATGCCAGGATGCCAAGCATCAGTAAAGATGAAGTGATCGCCAGCCCGTACTGATCCGGAGCAAAATAAACGCCCCATTTGTTCCACTTGACTAGACTTATAGATATTGGTACCACCAAAATTAAGGAAAGCACCAGGAGTAGTGGCTGAAGGAATATCCTCAGGGCCAGCAATAATTTGAACATTGTGTCCTGCCTTTTGTAGTAGAGCAGGCACATGAGTCTTCCACTGACCCGTGTACCTGGTTTCAACTGCTTCTAAATCAACTAAAAAGACCTTTGCCATTATCTATACTTTTTGTACTTGTTTTCATAACGAGGTTTAAACTCTCCTCCGTTTTGCTTACGAGAAAAGTATCTGTATTCCTGTGATCTATACAAATCACTGGGATTAAAAGGGAGCATGTTAAACCTACAATGATCTAACCATGCATCGAGATCATCGAAGATCTTTTCAACTTCGGGTTTCATACGTAGAGTTTTTGTAACATAGCCTGGAAGCGACATCTTAATTTCCTTAATATTTGATGAATGAACCATTTTCTCCGTCTTCGGAGACCTCAATCCAAATCTCACGACCTGGATACTTTTGTGAGATAGTGTCATACAGTTCGTCTGACATCATCTCGCAACTCTTATAATCTAATTTAAGTATACTATCTTTGTAAAGGTTTTCCAACCAGCGTTTGAATTGAATAAACTCAATATCTCGATCGTTATGAACCACACTAATCCACACACGGAAATGGAAAATATGTCGATGAGGAGTACCAAGAAATGATACATCATATTCATCACCTGTTGCTAATGCTGGATCAGTAGCCGCCGCTGGATAGCAGTGAATACCTTCTTTCTGAAAAGTAGTCCAAATCATTTTATTTGGACGGATGTCTTGTTTAATTATCATCTAAAATCTCATCTCCTGTATACTGATCCCAGTCAGTAAACTTGTCGGTTGATAAAAGGTCGTGTAGTCTATGACACCACACGCCGGGGTTAGTAGCGGCAAAATCTTTGTCGTCTATCTTTAGTGTAGCATTATATCCCAACTGTTGTAAATAGGGCAATTTAACCGAAATCTGCGGAATAAACTTTCTATTCTCAACCAGGAAACTTTCAAGAACACCTTCTGTTTCTTTTACATCAAAATCTAATGTACACCAGTAGCCTTTGTCCAAACAAGGCTTAATCATACTTTCCCAAAGCCTCCAAGTAACTGAGTCGTTAACTCCGCCTGTTCGAAAACTTTGATTAGCACCAAAATATATGTGTTTGACATTTTCAGCCTTGGCCATTGCTAATACTTCTTGTGGATTTTGAACACCTACTACGAATAAGGTTTCCATTCCATAAGCAGGTGTATGTTCTACTTCGATACCTGAGAAGAATACTACATCTTCTTCAATTTGACCGTCTTCGTATTCTCTTTTCATTCTCTAATGCCTTCTTCTAATTCTCTTACTTTATCGTCATCTGGATTACTAAAATCAATTTCATTTTGATTTAAACCGTCTTCAACAGTAAACAAAGTACCAAATGTATTTTGAGCAGGACCGCCTTGTAGTCGAGCACCTTCTAAACTACGCAAGAATGACAGTCCGTCTTCAATCATTTGGAACGCTTCTGCTTTTGTTTTTGTGTTAAACAGTTCTTCAATAAAATTAGCAAAGTATAAGATTCTGCGTGGAACCCAATCACTGTATTCTTTTTCTTTCTTACCTTCAATGCCGGACAATCTCCAATTGAGTTTATGTTTAGTAGTTTCAATATCCATTAATTGTTGAGCACGTTGTACAGCAACGATATGACAGTAGACATTATGACCCATCATAAGAGCATAACTGTAACTATCCCACGAAGTTTTACCTTCTTTGCCTATTTTATTTAGGTCGCCCGGAGCATAGTAACAAATATCTCCCATTGTCATTCTGCGTCCGAATTCGCTTTCAAAGGGGAAGGGAATATCTGATTCTGCAAGGGCTTTGTTATCTGGGGCTTTGTCCATAATAACGCTCCACCTTTTTGGATTGTGTTGTGCGTTGGTGTAGACAAGTCCGTGCGCTGTTGCGATGAACGGTGATGCGCAGTCAAAAGATATGGTAAGTTCTTCATTGATGTGTTTCCTGATTTGCCTTTGAATTAGAGTTAGATAGCATGACCAATCTAACTGTGCAGTACCCAAGAAGTGAATCCAATTCTTACCGGTAAGCATTCCTTCTTCTCTCATCGTCATTAGACGTTTAAGAGTAATATCCATTTTACACATATTAGCACCACCGAAGGCCCAACCTTCGCAGGCTTTATCTTCCCATACAGCAGGATCGCTAAATTCTTTAACACCATTGTACCACTTTTCAGCAGTCTCCCAATCTGAACCTTGTAGCACGTTAAGCCATTTAGTTTGTCCTAAACGATTCTTTAGGAAATATTCATTATTAAATCTTGTTTTATCTAAACAGTCTTCAAATGTTTTCAATCCTGTTTTAGGACTATGAATATGATCACACGCCCAAGTAGGAACGTCAAGTGTCATTGACCAATCAGCAGTTAGTTCTAACCATTCAAGAATACTTTGACGAGTTTTGTTAGCACTTGCGCCTTCAAAATCTAACCAATCAAATTTAAGAACACCTTTACCAATCTGGTATCCACCTGAATCACCAAGGATCATAGTATTACCGCGATCACGTTGTTGAATCATTGATTCTTGTGTTAGGCTTTTATTCAAATCTAACTGTGCATGACCTGCTGAATACAGAGCATATTTGTAGTAAAAATAGCCTTGTTCGGGGTTAAGAAAGTTCATTCCTTCAACGCCGCGATCAAAACCTTTAGGAATACGATCTGTAGGAACAAATTCTTCTAATCGTTGTTTAGCAACATACGTAGAATAAAATGAGGAGATAGCAGGAAGATATACAGCGTAATCTTTCTGTAGAGGGGTTAGGTTAACTGGTTGGTTCATGTTCTTTACTTAATATTATTGTAGCATCTAATTGTTGTTTGGCACGTTCTAAATTGTCCAAGGCAATTTTTACAGCAGGATGATCGTCGGCTAATTTTTTAAGATTGGCTTCTTCTGTCATTTTAGCCTTTGCCCACCTTATAGTTTCTTGTACTTCATAAGATAGATCAACACTGGCCAGGGTATTAGCCAGTTCTTTCCAAGTTGCACCATCATATACTTCTATGCAATTGGCCATAGTGTTGTATCTAAGCATCCCAACACCTTGACCCCCGGAAGGGATGTACGGTGTCATAGCAGTTCCGTTGGTTACGGTTATATACTGACTACTCTGTAAAATGCCTTTTAACATCAAGCACCTGCTGGAATAATATACTCGTATTGGACCAACCCGCTGTCAATAGTAATACGGAGAGCACCGTTATCACTTAGACTCATTGTAGCATTACCAACGTCGGCAATTTTCAAAATACTCAATACTGGAGCAACTGGCCAAGCCCATGCTTTGCTTAGTTTGCCTGTTACACCTGTGGCAAAAATAAACTCTCCTGCGTGACTTGCTTGATCGCCAAATGTAAATTTTAATTTATCGCCATCTGTTTTAGCAGTAAACGAAGTATGCTCACTATTAGCACCTGCTTGGAAAGCAAAACGCTGTACAGCCTGTAGTGAAGGTTGAATAGTTACGTCCCACTTAACACCGTTGAATTTAACAGTTTTTAATTTCTCATTGATCTGAGCAACATTCATAAACCGATAATCATTCTTGAAGTCGCCGTCTTTGTTTTCAAAGTGAATACCTGTTGGAATAGTTTCACCATTGCGATCTTCTTGAACAATCTCAATGGTAGCACCTTCCTTGTATTCAGCACCATCTAACAAATATTTTAATTTGTTGAGTTGTGGCATGCCAAATGTGCCAATCATATCGGGATATGGATTAGCGGTCTTTGCGTACATGATAACAGTACGGTCATCTGCCATAGAATCAATTTTAGTAGATTCTTCATCGCCGGTAATTTTAACGACATTTAAAAAGCCTAAGTTGTGAGTATGGCTTACGATATCTTTGAGTAGGTCTTGCATATAATTTCCTTTTGTTAAGTATATTTAGAATTTTGGTCAGAGTCAAATAAATTTTATTCAAAACTGAACAATTGGTTGAATGTATTGTTCTGCGTAGTGGATTCTAAGTCCCACTCCAGAACGCCGATTAGATTTTCTAATTTGTTGTTGATGATGGTTGCTTCCATCTCTGCATGATTAAATGGCAGATCCTGAAACCATTTAGGTAGTCTAAGTTCATCTACAGGATAAGCAACACTTGTAAATCCTAGTGGATTATCTTTTACCTTACAGACAATAACTTTCATGCCATCAACAATCTGCTGACTGTATTTGTCGCCATTCATGCGTTTTAGTGTATTCCAATTAATAGACGCACGTACATGGCCGGGCATGTTTGCTTTGCCTGATTTCTTTTCTTTATCCTGATAGTCAGTGATGTTGTTAGCACGTTTAGGGCTACCTTTTTCCCAACCAGGGCGAGCCTTGAATTCAGTTCTAAATTCTGATATCATATCGAGAATCTCTGCTTCTTGACTGCCATTTAGAACTTTAGTAAGAACTTCTTCTAAGAACTTCTGCATAAATTCTGGAGTATCAGATCGTTTCAAATCTAAGCCCATGGCCTTGATCTTACCAGGTTTACCATCTACGTCTTGACGCTTGCCTTCTTTGTCATAATACAATACAGCATAACGTTTCTTAGTAATGAACAGACCCTTGATAGCCACAATCTCACGACCTGCTTTAATCACTTCGCCACGACTCTTGGGACAGTGGTGTGCTTCTAACATATATTGTGGAAATGTTGAATTTACTTCCGAGGCAATTGTATCATACAAGGTAATAACATTGTCTTTGTCCCAAGGGATTTCTTTCTTTTCAATTTCACGCCTTAGTGTGCTATATGCCGAGAAGTATGCAGAGTCTGTATCACCATAGATAATTGATTTGCCTATATGATTATATTCCCCTGTAATTACTTCGTTAATTTTAGCGGCCATATGTTTAGCAATTCCTCGGCCTGTAAGGGTGGTAGACTGCCCGATACGATTATCAAAAAAACGGCACCCAACGTTGAGAATAGCACCATAAAGGCTATTAAGATTAATTTTTTTGACAAGTTGTCGTTTGTCCCAGTATTCTTCTTCAATTTTGTTCTCCGCCTTAATTGATTCTTTAAGTTTGGCCTGCATCTCTTTACGTTCAGCATACCAACGTTTTAGTAGTCCGGGAATCACGCCTTCTACTTCGTGTGTAAAAATTGTACCATTAGCACTCAGCATCCATGGTTGATTACTTTCAAATATCAATTCATAAATCTGTGCGCCTGATAGAATATCTGTACTGCCAGACTCCCAATCGATGATAATTTCTTTAGCACGATCTTTGCTCATTACAAGTTCGTATTCATTACTACCAAACTTTCCCTCCCATGCCGCGGCAAACGAATCTCCTTTGGCAATCTTGGCTTCAATTTCTGCTTTGGTATAATCTTGTCGCAATTGACCAATAATAGTTTCTGGGCCCATGTTAAGTGCGCGAATCACAGAAGGATACAGTGAGTTAATATCCATTGAACCTATATAGTCATGTAAGCCTTTTTTAGGATACGCAACATACGCACCTGCGGCCTGATTACTAATATCTTCATCACGCTTAGGACGACTTGGTACAATCATACCTCTATGATGTGCTTCATTGATAATCGCCTGTTCAGTTACAGCCACTGCACCCATTGTGGTTGCCAATAGCACAGTATTCTCATGAGCCACTGTATTAGCAAGATCGATAAATTTTAATTTCTTATCTAATTTGTCAAGTAGCGCACAGTCTTGTCTGTTATATTCGATAAACTTTTTAAAGTCATTGTTGTACAGTTGATCAAGTGTGCCTTCGTATTGTGTTTTCTTTTCACCTAATTCATGTTCAGCAATAGCATCAAGCCTATAACTGTGTCGTTCTTCATATGTATACTTGCGATACAATTCTAAACTGTCCATATGTACGCGACCAATTAGGTCATAAGTTTCTGCTGTTTTGCCATATTTTTCGTATTCACGTTTCTTAGGAAACTTGTCAAACAAACAAAAACGTCTTGTGTCTTCTTTGCTGAGAACTTTGATAACACGATTAACTGTATAAGGAATATCAAAGCCTTCTGAATTCCAACCACTTAGTACATCTGCATCTTGAATAAGTTGTAAGAATGTTTCTAACAGATCGCCTTCGTTATCAAACAGATGCGTGTTAGGAAATTCTTTAACCTGTTCTTTAGCCTGCTCCATTGTTAGTGTTTTAGGAGGAAGAGCAAGGCAGACCATTGTGTCCATCCATTGTAGGTGAACCGCAATCGCAGTAATTGGCATAAACGGATCATCAGGTGATGCGTAGCCGCGCTCTGGATCAAAATCCACCTCAATATCGAAAAATGCTACATTTAGTTTTGGAGCATCTTTGCCAAGATAGTTTTCTTCTAAACAACGGAAGATAGGATTAATATCATTTTCGTACAATCGAGTACTGGAAAATGTTTTTTGTTCTTTTACAAATTCTTTGTAATTTTTTGCTGTGACTCGGTTAAGTGGTTCATTAAAAATTGAACGATACTTACCTTTAGCATCTGGATAGTAAAATACATAGCGGGCTGGATAGTCCGTATATACTCTACCTTTTTTAGGATCTCTTTCAACGACGTGGACAATGTCCTTCTCGCGATCCCAAATGGCATCGACATAACTCATATTTTTTCTCCTTGTCTTTTGCGGCAGACAAATACCAATTTGATCATTTGTGGCTGATCAAACCTTTCTCGATAATATTTATTGTAGGCCCAGCATCATTCTCACAAGTCCGACTGAGTCGATGGAGACAAGAAGTCCATAATTAGCCAGCATACCAAAGGAACGCCGACTATAAGCACACCCAGCATAGATAACACAACCTGTAATCCAGATTGGGTACAAGATGAGAAGGGGAGGATTAGGCACGGTGAGGGCCATTGTGATAGAACAGCCAATAGATATAGCCCAAGCAATGATCTCAAGACAAAAACGTAATGGATGACTTCTGTAATCTTCTCTGATCCAGCGGAAGATTCCGTAGAGTAGGTCATTCATTAGCCTTCCCTACGATTGGCATGGCCACTGATATCAACAATGGTTTCAAGATCATCAAACTCGCGGAATACTTGATCCCATTGATCTTTTTGTGCAATACGAATTGCTTTACGAATAACACTTGGTTTGACTTCGAGTTCTTCTGCTACTGCTTTGATTGTTTCATTAAGACCTTCTGTAAGATCTTGGATTTCCTGCATTACGGTCATGCCCTCGGAAATAATTTGTTTGATTTTTGTTTGTTCAGGGGTGCCGAAAACTTTGCTCATATAATTCTCCTATGCGTTTAATTATACGTTGCTTAACTGCGGAAGTCAAGTCTCTGGACAAATTAGCGTTTGAATACAGGTCCGCCGAGTAAATTTACTCCGCCACCTTTCTTTTTCTTTTTGCCGCCTAAGGGCATTGATACACTGGCGATAGACCCGGAACTTGTTCCGCCTGCTGATCCATCTTCTTTTAATTTGGAGATATATTGTTCTCCAATCATAATTAGTTCCTGCATCTCTTCTATGCTTTCACAATGCCAACGGCGAAGTGCTTTATTAATATTGCTATCTGGATCACGTTTTGTTTTAGCACCAGTGCGGTGTTTTTTCATTCCACTCATACGAGCACAAAAACTTGCCCTACGTTTAGCAGACTTAGAACCTTTCTTTAATTTTGAAGGTTTGGTTGTGACAGCAGTTTTTAATTTTGAACCAGGATGTTCTCTACGATAAGCACTAACAGCCTTTTTGCTTAGGCCGTCGGTCTTGTCATGTCTATTGACCTTTTGCCAATCTTCCGCCACACCTTGCTTACTACGCTTCAACCCTGCTTGTAATCGTTCAATGCGATTTTTTATGTTATCCCATTGTTCTGGTGTTTTAGCAAACTTCAATCGTTGTTCAAGTTTGAGTATAGTATCTTCAATCTTCTTTTGTGTATCACTCAAGCCTTCCGCCACACCTTGTTTTGATTTCAAGTGGGCTATGATTTTTTCAAGATTTTTAATTTTGACATCATGTGCTCCATTGGCATTGAATTTTTTATATTTGGCCAATTCTCTCTCGTAGTTTTTGATATTGGCAACGGTTCGGTCATCGCCCTCCGCCACACCTTGCTCTTTCTTTGATTTGTCAGCAACATCTTGTTTGATCTTGGCCATGTATTCTTCGCCACGCTTGCGACTGGCAGTAGATTTAGCCTGTTGCTTTTCCCAAGCACTTTGTAGTTTTACAGCAGAACTTTTGCGTTTGGTTTCAACAAGTAGATCATTTATTCTCATTTCTTCTTCATCCAATTTGCTACAGGGCTTACTTTATGAGTATCATCTGGTTCAATACTCTTTGACCAAGGAGTAATTTCTTTACTGTCTGTGGGAATTGTGTTCAACGCAGACTTGATCATGTTGTGTTCTTCTTCTGTATATGGATGATGTGTATTGTATTTTTCTGTCCATGATGCAGAATCCATCTCTACAGGTTTTTCACTTTTACCGTCAGCCATACCCATAGCCATCATTAGTCGATTCATATGATACACACGATCATACCCACCTACATCGCGTGACCTCGATACACCCTGCTGAACATTAACATGATGTGGGTGCATCTTGCCTTCTGGTTTAGTTTCGACTATGAATTCTTTTGCTCTCATATTATCTACGTGGTTCGCCTCTAATAGCCGTTAATACACTATTTAAGTAATCCGAGGCTTTGGTAATTTTGCTCTGTTGCCAAGCATCTAACCCTTCTTGTTCACTGCGTTTTTTAATAATATCAAACAATTTTTTAGCATTGATATAAACATTTTTCAATTCGCTTGTGGCCATTGATATTTCATGATCTTCATGCTGTTCTTTTGCCATCATGTTTTCGCGTTTCAATGCTTGTTTTTTAACCATCTGACGAATAAGTGCTTTATCTTCTTTCTCGTCAGGATGATTTTCCATGCTTTCTTTTTTGTGGCTCTTGTAGCCTTTGTTTTTCATCCAGTTAGTTAAAGCGTAAGGATTATCAATTTCTTTATGCTTCTTCATTGCTTTAACTGTACCTTCCCATCCCTTAGGAGCAGATTCTCCTACGCCAACTACTTTAGTGCCTTGTGTCTTGGCGGCTTTTCCAGTTCGACTACTTTTCATTTTGTCACCAGATCCGCCAATATGTTTGCTACCATAATCTGTTTTATCAGCCTTGCGTGGTTTTTTGTAAGGTAATTGATGAATTTTTCCGCCCTTTGCTAAAAAATCAGCAAGAGCATCGCCTTCCGCCACACCTTGTTTTGATTTCAAGTGGGCTATGATTTTTTCAAGATTTTTAATTTTGACATCATGTGCTCCATTGGCATTGAATTTTTTATATTTGGCCAATTCTCTCTCGTAGTTTTTGATATTGGCAACGGTTCGGTCATCGCCCTCCGCCAAACCTTCATCTGCAATAGCCTTTTTTATGATGTTGACAATATTAGGATTAGTCTTAAGTTGTTTTAGGGCATGTTCAGCATGAGCTTTATCTTTGAATCCGTCTTGTACTACGGCCCAAGATGATGTACCAAAAAAGTCACCGTGCGGATACCATATCTCTGATTTTCCAGTATCTGTACGATCTACTACTTTTAATTTAGTTGGATCTATTGATTCAGGTTTATCTTTAGCCGCTTGTGATTTAGCCATCATTTGTTTATGTGATTGAGCTGCCGCTCTATTTGCGGCATTAGGTTCCTGACCAATCATATCTCTTAATAAATCAGCCCAACTCCAACCTTCCATTTCAGGATCGTGAAATTGTTCATCAAACCATTGGGTAACTTCGTCTAAATCTTCTTCTACAAAATACTTTGGAATAAAACCTTTTTTCTCGGCAATATCGATCATGTAACTTAACAATGTATTGTCACTTGCATTTGCAAAGTGTTCCTTAGTATCTGGGTCCATCTTTTTAATAATATTCATACCAAACTTAAACGCATGTTTGTAGCCTGGCATATTATCAAAAGTCATTGTGGTATTTGGATCGTATGACTGCGGTTTTGCATCTTGGCGTGTGCCTAATGCTTTATTCATGAATCCTGTAAATTTAGGATCATGTGCTTCCGCCACACCGCCACTATACTTCTTAGCACGTTGAATTCTCGACCATAGTGCTCTTAGTCCGTCTTCCATACTGCGGGCCTTGCGTTCGCTGGCTGATAGATTCTGTTCGCGATCAGCATACTGCCAATTAGATCCGCCTAATGATTGATATTCGTCTTTCATTTTTGCATATTCGGCTTCAAGTTGGTCAAGATTAGCAAAATCTTTTTCACCTGCTAATTGACTTTGTTTTTCTTGATCAGAACGACGTTGCGCCAACATATCTTGTGTACGTTGTCGTTCTTGATCTGGGGTTCCACGAACTCTAACATTCATGCCTTTATCTTTAGCCATCTGAGCAAACTGAGATGCTAAATCGTCACCTGATTCGAATAATTGATCTATTTTCATAATACTATTTATTTTCCAAAAGTCTAATAGCACGAGCCATTTCTCGTTCCCAAGCCTCACCGATCTCTACATGTTTATGCTTTGCTTCTTTTTTCTTATTCTTATGAGCACCAGCACCGCCCATTACTGCGTTCTTAGCAACAAAATTTCTGGGTTTCGGTGGTTCAATACCTTTAGGTTTCTTAGTATATTTAACAGCCTTAACACCCTTCTTGTGTTCTGTAGCCATCATAGGGTATCCATGTTCTATATCGTCTGCTTCTGTTGTGCCTCGCTTTTTCTTTTTAGCAATAGCAATAGCGGCCTGTTGCGCAGGATTAGCGGCTTCATTGGGCACACAGTTATTGACTCTTGTACCACCTTTGACTTTGGTACCTGCTTTATGATAGCCTTTCCAGCAACTTGGATCAAGTCTTGTCTTTGTGGCTTTGGCTTCATACACAGCATTAAATTCTGGATTATCCATATCTCCTACACCAGCCATGTTTTCCATAGGAACCTTAACACCACGTTTTTGTAGTTCTTGTTGTAAGGCCTGTAGTTTGTTTGGTGCACGAGCAATAGCATTGCGAATATCGCCAGCAATTCTACTCGGTAGTTTTCTTAAAACATCATTGACAATATCTTCTGCTTGACTACGCTGTTTGCCCATCTCTGGATCTTTAGGAGTTTTGGGTACAGAATCTAAATCATCGTCATCTTCATAATCACTTAATTCTAAATCACTTAGGTACTGTTCGTATTCTTCTCTATGGTGAATCCAACGGCGAGCATTGTTAGCCAAAGGAGCATATCCTATTTTAGTACCTATATCAGCAAGTATATCTGGAAGTTCTTTACTAATAGCACTAAAACCTTTGGCATTTTCAATTTTGCCTTTGACTTCTACACCTCGTAAAAACTGTTGTAAAGGTACTGTAATTTTTGTATTCTGTTTACTTAGGTCAAACAATTCATTCTGTAGTCTGTTGAAATAAAATGTTTGGAACCAGCGCCCGCCTACTCCGCCTGCCACCATGCCGAACCCTTTCAGGTCTCCGTGACTATCATAAAAACGTTTGGCCATATGCTTGAGTGTTTCATATACATTAGTGACAGGTTCGCCAATATCGTTGGCAATTGTTCTTAATGTACCTTTAATATCGTTAGATTCATCTAACTCAATACTTTCGGCGGCACCACCTACTAAGTCGCCTGCTCTTGCTGGACGATTCTTACTTGGTCCTGTGTTCTTCCACTGTCCTGCTGGTCCTAATTTGTTTTTCTTAGATCCAGCAAACGCACTTGTGGGCAACATTGCTTCTTTTGTTTTTTTAATTTTAGGTGTTGGAGTCATACCGGCTTTCACATCCTGCATAAGTTGTTGTGCTGTAGCATCATCTAATGCTCCTGGCAGTCCTGATCTAAATGCTTCAAAGTCATCAGCCATGGCCGCATGACGCATTTTAGTTCCGCTCATACCCGAAGCATCATCGGCATCGGGATCTCTATCGATCTTAACAACACGAATGCTATCAAAATTATAGTCTCTACCATTGTAGTCATTTAACAGTTTATCAAATTCTTCAGCACGACTACCGCCTGCTACAAGAATAAGATTTTGATACTTTTGATTTAGGAATTTAGCGGCTTCAATAGGAGTACGAACTTGATCAGTAGCCGGAGCAAAGTGTGTACCTGGGAACATCTTTCCTAAGTACATCATCTTTTGATCTACAGTGAGAGGATTTTTTAATTTATCTGCCGGACTCTTGCCAACTGTTTTGCTGATATAGATAATGTAAGGACAACCATTTTGTTTTGCTACCTGCTTAACTGTATTGACAAGTATTTCGTGTCCAATTGTAGGAGGCTGTAGTCTTCCAAACGCAAATACAATAGTTCCTGGATTTACAGATTCTGTTAGAGCATGTAGCAGGCTACGTGATTCTCTAAATGTATTCTGTATCTTGGCCAATGCGGCTTCTTTGCCAGCACCTTTGGCTGTACCTACTTCTCCGCTCTTGACTGTGATCATACTTGAGAACACACCCTGCATCCTTGCATTACTACGTGGATTCTTTATTACCTGTTTGGCCTGTGCTAATAGTTGGTCAAAGTCTGCGTTTAAGTTATATTGATACAATAACTTTTGTATGTCTTCAAAGTCTCTACTATTCCAAAGGACTTCTCTGCCCAATTGTTCGTAAGTACCTGGCTTGTAGGTAATTCTTCTTAACTGAAGTTCTACTGAACTAAGATTGAATTCATATTCCTGACCTTCTTCAAGAGGGCCTGGATCAGGTATGCCTAATTTCTTAAACAGAATTCTTGGATCAGTTTCAATTGCGGCAATTTTAATTAAACCTAATATTAGGCCTTGCTTTTCAGCGGGCCAATCTAAGAACTGCTGTTTGAATCCTGCTTCCTTTTGATCTAATGCCACAATGTTGTCAATCTGTGCTGAATAACCTAAGTGATCATCGTGATAACGAACACTGACCAATTCACCTGCGTTGTAACTACGCTTGCCCGCGTGTTTGGCAGAACTAAAAGGAACAATAACTGTTTCAGGCTGTTTCATAAAGAATGCCTGTAGTTGTTTTTTAACTGTGGCTTTGTCTTGATCGCTTTGGATATGAACAATAAGATCTATATCACCAAAGTCATTCTTCTCAAGATTGCTGTTATAACTACCGCTGGGATTTAAACTTACAAATCCAGGGAACTGACTGATCAGACCTTTGTAAGATTTTAAGAACTGTTGAAAGTCTTGACGACTTTTTACACGATCGGCACCTGCTACGCCACTCATTATTGTCTCGCCTTTAATGCTGAATTGTCAGGTAGGAACTTACCTGTTAGTCCAAGACTGCCCTGACGCTTACGCCATTCGCCTTGTAGATCATCTGGAATGTCAGCACGAGTGCTGTCCAAGATCTTAAAGTAAATGTTGATTAGCGAGTTGTAATTCTCTGGACTCATCTTTGTTTGGAATAGTTTGTGAAGTTTATAATAGTCTTCTGCATCTGCTTGTGTGATCTTAAATCCTAGTCTTTGACCTAACACACCTAATGCTTGGTCTGGATCGCGAGCAATAACTTCTCCAGTCTCTTTGTCTTTAACACCGCCAACGTGATTAAAACTTAGACCTGCTACCTGGAAAGCACTTAACATCAATTGTGTTCTGTGAAGTCCTTTAACATTACTGCCTTCTGGGTAAGCCGCGGAGTAATAACTGAACTTTAACCAATTTAGATCACCGATCATCCAATCAATCTGAACACCGCTACCTACATGTTGTCCTTGTGCGTCTATTTGTGGAAACAATCCAAAGATGTTGCCGTCTGTGACTTTCTTTTCATCACAGTATAGGCTTGGAGCATGGCTATTGATGTATAGTGTTAGATGTTTTAAGAATGCTTTCATTCTTAGTTGTTCTGGAGTACTTGTGCGAGCACGTTTCTTTAATGCTTCAAACTCTGCGGCTACTGCTTTAGGATCAACTCCCCAAGCCGCAATGCTCGCATCACTCATTGTTTTATCAAGGATGTCTGTAGCACTAACACCTAAGTCAATATCTCCACTGACTGCTTTCTTACCTACAGAGCCAAGTGGCATAAAATTCTTTTCGTTAAAGATTGCGGCCTTCTTTGGGAACATACTTTTCAGTTCAGCAAAGTAAGCATTTAGAGTTGAAGGGATATCTTCACGCTTGATAGCAGTAGTCTTACCTGCAAATACATTACCACCTTCATTTAGAGGAGTTTTTGTGTTGTTGAATAGTTCATTTAGAAACACATTAATCTCCTAACTCGAATTCGCCTTTGAGAATGTCTTTATTACACTCCGTGGCAAATAGTTCGCAAAGATCACTGCGGAATTTTTTGTGAAACATCTTCAGTGGATCATCCATCATCTTGTTGTGATGGTAGAATTCCATACAGCCTTTGGTCACCAGTGGCATCCAAATTTCGTTATCGTGTTCTTTTGTGGGGTTGCGGTGTATTTTCTGAGCAATAGGAATAAACTGCTCTTTGTGGAGTTTGTCGTTGTGAAGAATGAATTCATAAATCGCGTCAGCCAACTCGGCTTCTTCATATTTCTTTTTATGTTTTTCATCTTCCTTCTTAGCGCCAGCGGCGTCATAAGAACCAAAAAATTCGTTTAATAGCATAGTTGTGCCTCAGTTTGACTCCAGTTAGAGTATTTAGCAGGATTTTGTTAGTAATTAAAGTTGATGAACATAACTGTACCTTGGGTAGCAGTCACAATTGCTCGTGTATAAGCAAATAAACCTGTTGCTACTAACGAATCAGTTCTAAGTCCATTACCGTTCATGCTATAACCTAAGCCAGATCCTGCGTTGTATCCAGGGCTTGCTTCATTATAACTGAATAAGCCACCATCTAAATCAAACCAATCTGACTCTGCTGGATCTAAACTCAGTGTACCTTGTATTAGTACAGAGCCTAAAAAATTAGGAGTGTTAGTTAGAGCAATTGTCTGCTGTCCAGTTGTTGTACCGTAGTACCCTGGACCTTTTTCTTGGAAACTAACAAAGGTCTGCGGACCTGATACTCCAATAGGATATACTGGATAACTTGCGGCCGCACTGGTAGCGGTAGTTAGTAATCCTGTACTTACAATGAATTTGTATGCTTTACTGAGTGCGGACATAATATAGGTTCTTAAACCTATATTTATGCTGTTTCAGTTGCTACATATTCATAGATGTTTTTGATGTTAGTGCCTAAAAACAGAGTAGCCATTGAAGCATCGCCTTGTGTTTCTGCGTAGAAGAACGGATTTTGAACGTACCAAGACTGATTACTTAAAAATCTATGAGTGCTTGGACTGATATGATACTTCAACCCATCGCTGGTGAATTTATTCACCCACGTATAAAACTTATCCCTATCATCTGAAGACATACTTTCACGTAGGGTGATCTTATAACGATACTTTCCGTAAGGCAATGATTTAACCAATACCTTCCTATTGTTTTTCAGCAGGTATTCTAAGGCTTCTGTGTCTTTGGGTTTATATACAACATCAATAAACTCAGGAACACGTTTTACTAAATCATCAATAACAGTTTCATCTGCGCAGAAAAAACTGATAATATTGTTTTCGGTGCGAATTTTGATGTTGAGATCGTTGTGTTGAAGAATGTATCGTTCAACTGCTTCAGCAAACTTCCTAAATCTAACATTACTTACCGCTCGTAGAGCCTGGCCGGGGAATGTGGCCATTGAGAGTTTATCTCCTGCTCTGCGTTTATTCAATAAGGTGTAAGTGAACCCATACCTTTCATGTCCAAGACATGTGGCATGGGGCACATTACACTCTACCTTATAAGGGTATTTGTTATAGAATAGTTTTTCAGTTAGAAGGTACTTCATCTGTGTTTTCTTGTACAGTTTCTACAACAGGTAGAACTTCTACATAGTTTAACACAATTTTGTCTTTATCGCAACCTACTTCTACAATTCCACCGTTGGTAAGATTACCAAATAAAATTTCCTTACTCAAAGGTTTCTTAATCATTTCATCAATTGTACGTGCTAACGGGCGAGCACCCATTTTACGATTGAATCCTTTCTTAATCAATAGTTCTGCGGCATCTGCTGTAAGTTTGATAGCAACATGTTTGTCTTTCAACAAACCATTCAATTCGTCAATAAACTTCTTGACAATTTTGGCCATTGTGTTATGATCTAACTTGCCAAACTTGATAATGCCATCTAAACGATTGCGGAATTCTGGTTTGAAGAAACTGTTGATAGCATCGTTGCTTTCATCGCCACGTTCTAAACTACCAAAGCCAACAGCGTTCTTTTCAGCATCAGCGGCTCCGAGATTTGAAGTCATGATGATGATTGCGTTGCGTCCATCTGCTACTTTACCATTCGATCCTGTTACGAATCCGTTATCCATTAGACCTAACAGGACATTTGCTACGCTTGGATGTGCCTTTTCAATCTCGTCAAACAGTATTACAGCATTTGGATGCTCTTGTAGTTTGGTAATAAGTTGCCCTGCATTGTCTTCAAAGCCAACATATCCGGGAGGAGCACCGATGAATTTAGCCACAGAATGTTGTTCTTGGAACTCACTCATGTCAAAACGTACAAGTTGTACTCCGAGACTCGATGCCAATACTTTAGCAGTTTCAGTCTTGCCGACACCAGTTGGCCCAACAAACAAGAAATTACCTACAGGACGATTAAGAGATTTTAGTCCTGCTTGAGCAATATAGATCTTGTCTAACAAAATTTCAATTGCTGACTCTTGTCCAAATACTTTACCACGCATGTTCTTGTCAAGGTCTTTGAGATTCTTGTCTTCTTTTGCCGCAATACGCTCTACTGGCAATCCAGCAGCCTTGCTTACTTCGAATACAATTTCTTCGTGATCAACAATACCACCTTCTACATCTTTGATCTTAAAACGAGCACAGGCACAGTCAATTAAGTCAATTGCCTTATCTGGCAACTTCTTATCTGCCAAATATTTGATAGAATACTTAACTGAATCAATAACTGCTTGATTAGTAATCTTAACACCGTGATGTTTTTCGTAATACTTTTTAAGACCTTTGATAATCTTGATAGCCAATGCTTCTGAAGGCTCATCTACTGTGACACGTTGGAAACGGCGCATTAGAGCACGATCCTTTTCAAAGTGTTTACGGAATTCTTCCCATGTAGTTGAAGCAATAACTTTTAGTACACCTTTGCCCAATGCTGGCTTCAACATATTAGCCATGTCATTACTACCGCCGCTGACAGCACCAGCACCGCTCATCATGTGTGCTTCATCGATGAATAGAATACACTTGCCTTTTTTCTCAAGTGCGGCCAATACCATCTTTAGACGCTCTTCAAAGTCACCGCGGTACTTAGAGCCTGCTAACATAGCACTGATATCTAAACTATAGACAGTATGATCTTGAATAAACTTAGGAACATTACCTTCTACAATCTTCTTGGCTAAACCTTCGGCTATGGCAGTCTTCCCGACGCCAGGATCACCGATCAGCATTACATTAGCCTTTTGACGACGAGCAAGGATCAGTTGCATATCCTCAATTTCTTTTTCACGTCCAATAACAGGATCTACTTTTTTCTGTTTTACTTTGTTATTCAAGTTAGCGCAGTACTGAACCAACATACGCTCAAGTTGATTGTTGCTGGCATCACCGACTTCTTGTCCTTCTTGAACTACTTCATTGTTTACATATTCAATAAACTTGTCTTTGTCAATCTTGGCCTTGCGCATGAAGAAGTTAGCAAAACTTTTCTTTTCTGAGAACAAACTGATAAAGCAGTCAATTGGCTCAATTGTAGAACGACCGCTGAACAATACTTGTGTAAACGCACGATTCAACATACGCTCGACTGTGTTTGTTTTCTTAGGCTTTTGATTAGGATTGTTAGTCTTGATATCAACCAAATCAACTTCAATGAACTTTTCAAGGTTCTTTTTTAATTGATCTACTTCAGCACCAAAGTTTTTTAGCAATTCGCTAAACTTTTGGTCCAATACCATGCTGTATAAAAAATGCTCTAATGTAATATACTCGTGCTGTTGTTTAGTTGCTACACTAACCGCACGTTCAAACATGGCTTCGAGATCGCTATTTGGTTCTAACATTTACTTAAACTTCCTCTTTGGTTTTGATTTTTTAATTGCCATTGCCCATTTAAGTGCGCTGGTTCTGTCTTTATATGTAATGCCTTCTAAATGATCATACTCGTGTAAGAAGCATTTGGCATTGTAGTCTTCTAATATTTCAGTTTTAGTTTCTCCTGATGAAGTTTGATAAGTGACTTGAATCTTTCTGGGACGTTTTATTTTAACAAAAATTCCGGGGAAACTCAAACATCCTTCTTCCACATCATACAGTTCTTCTGAAATGTTTTCAATGATTGGGTTAAAGAATGCCTGTGCCGAGTCTGGGTCTTGACTGTGCCCCATGGTAAACACACGGGCACGAATGCCGATTTGATTAGCGGCAAGACCTAATCCATTATTGGCAAACATAAATTCGATCATTTGTTTTTCTAATTCTTTTGGATCCATCACAGGATTTTCAAAATCAAAATCCGGCATGCGTTCTGCAAGAATAGTATTGGGAAATGTTACAAGTTTTAGCATGGTTGTAATATTTAATTTATAAATTGGCGAACAAGATCTTTTTGTTGATCTGTAAGACTTCTTGGAATTTCTATATTCACTTTAAGAAATTGATTCCCTTTAAAATGTGTTTGATGTAATAGCGGCATGCCTCGTCCTACAAGTCTAATTGCCTGACCGAATTGTATGCCTGGTGGTATTGCAACTTTTAATTGTGTTCCATCGATACAAATAAAATCTCGTTCAGTACCGACCATTGCTTCCCAAACACTTAAATGAATGTCTGAGTATAAATCGTCGCCCTGTCGAGAATATCTATGATGGTTCATTATGCTAATTTGAATTAGTAGATCTCCGGGAGGCATTCCTCTATGTATATTTTCTCCAGCACCACTAACTCTAAGTGTTTGTCCTGTGCTAATGCCTGCAGGAACTTTAATTTCTACAGTTTTAAGTCCGCTGGGTAATTGTATATCTGTGATTATTTCTTTACCGTGATACGCTTCTTCTAATGTAATATTCATCTGCATCTGAACATTACTGTTTCTATGTTGCGGCTGTCTAAATCCTTGTCCAAAGAATGGATTACTATTACCAAACATCTGTCCAAATATATCTTCAAAGCCTGGAGGCATACCGCCGCCCCCGAAGTTCACTCCGCCAAACTGAGGTTGTGGATTATCGTATTCGGATCGTTTAGCAGGATCACTAAGTGTTTCGTAGGCGGCTTGAATTTCTTGAAACTTTTGAGTATCGCCACCTTTGTCGGGGTGATGCTGGCTCGCTAACTTGCGATATGCTCGTTTAATTTCATCTGGACTGGCATTTTTGCCAACACCTAACGTTTGATAGTGATCTGACATGTTAATAAGAAAAGGTATAGTAAAATTATACTATACCTTTGTGGCTAAGTCAAGTCCGATTATTTTTTAACTGGAACGTCTGTACCTTCAAGTTTCTTATGTACTTTGATTTTTTTACATTCTTGAACTGGTTTACCCTCTTTGTCATTTACAGGTTTACCCGCTTTGTCTACTTTATCGTGGCAAACTTCTTTAACTTCTGCTTCGGCAAATGCTGTGCCTAAAAATGCTAAAAGTGATAATGCTAATAATATTTTTTTCATGTTATGTCCTTATATTGCTGGTTGTTGTGGTTGAACTGGTGCTGGCTTTCCACCGTATCCAGTTACTACTTCTACTGTTAATGTTTCTGTTGGTGCTGTAAACGCTGGTGTGCTAACTGGTGCAGGTGTGCTTCCAAAGCCGCCTCCGCTACCCCCAAACGCTGCCGCTCCAGTGCTTGGACTTGAGCCAAAGCCTCCTGCGGGTTGTGTTGAGCCAAAACCACTGGCTTGTGCTCCGAATCCTCCTGCCGCAGGTGCGCCAAATGCTGATGCCCCGCCGCCAAATCCTGTTGCTGATGTCGTTGAACTGAATCCGCCATTACTTAATCCTCCAGGTGATGGACTTATTGGTGTTGGTGGACGATCCCACCCTGAGTTTGCGGCCTTCAATGCTGCCGCCTGAGAGTCCTTATCATTACCTGCTAACATGATACCGGATAGTGTACCTGTTAAGAATGTAGCAATAGGAACAATAAGTTCAAAAAACTTTTGATCAATTGGGCTAATGGCATTCAATGGTTGTGTTACAAAAATTAATGAATACAGCACAACAAAAACAATACCAAACAATGTCAATGATAAACAGATACCGATAAAGAATTTCAGACGAGCCATTAACTGCTCTTCTGTGTAAAAAATATGTTGGTGTGGTTGATTGTTATTATTTTCCACAGTTTGCTCCTTGTGACGGTACGACGGAAGCCAACGGCTTAATATCTGTTTTAGTTGGGTCATCTTTTGGTGGTCCTAATCTTGGGTCTCTTTGACCTTTAAATATGTGCTCTGGACAAGTTCTTGTCACATCACATACAGGAAATTTACACATATCCTTGTCCCAATTACTTGGATCTTGGCAAGGGTAACGGAATCTATCCCCACTACACATTGCTAAAGCCAAAGGAAATAGCATAAGTAGAAATAGATATTTTACTAATCTTATGTCGTTGTGTGGTGACATTTACTCGCTCCAGTGTTATGTATAGTTTTATTTATCTGCCGATGTAAATTTGCGGTTCGGCTTCCGCTCTACGTTGTTTTTCAGTTTTGGGAAATAATCCATTACCATACTGTGGATATTTTTGTTGTCGATCGTATGCCACCCATAAAAACATACTTGATAAGACAAATATTCCAAATAGTAAGATTACACCCCATATTGCTTCATCTCTAAGTTTCTTACGAATAGCCGCACGTCTTTTAGCAACTACCTCATCTGCTCGCATTTTTTTTAATAGCAGAACTTTTTGTTGTTCTCCCATTGTTTTCATCATTTCGCTAACATCTGTCCATAGAGCACCAAGTTCTGGAGGCGAATCGTAAATCATCATTTCACGGAGTTCTATAGCCATTTGCTCTAACTGTTTTTTCATTATAACAAGTTGTAGAGCACGGCGACCTAAACTGTCTTCACCTTCGTAGATTTCTTCACGATTTTTACGTTCTTCTTCTTCGATGACCGCCATACACTTGTTCATGTTGTCAAAGAAGTCACCAAGGTAGTTGGCCAACTCTTGATAGATACCGGCTGTTTCGCCTTGTTTTTTGTTTAATTCGATTACACGATTTTTTTCTTCTATGTAAGCATTACGTTGCGCAACTGTAGCCGGTTTGTCTTTATGGTTGTTGGCAAATTGTTCGTCAAGGTCTTTAAGGACCGATTTTACTTCACCGGCAGCGCCTTTGATGTCCTTATAAAGTTGACACCCTTTTTTAACTGCTTGAACAGCGCCATTTGCTAACGCAAAGAGGGTTAGTGGATCCATCAGAAAACCGCTCCATAATATTACAACTTAATATTTAAAGCGGTTTATAATAAACTAAAGTTGGTACTTTATTTAGGCTCTCAAAATGTTTGTAATTTTGTTAAAGCGGGCTACACGATCGTCTAATCCTAATGTTCCGCCATTGATGATTTTAGTCATTTTAACCATATCACCAGCATCGGCTACAGCATTTAGATTGTTTGATTCCCAGAACCAACATGCTGATTGAACTGCTCCTTCAAATGTAGCCAAGTAGTGTGGGATATCTTGAATTGGAGTTTCTATGCTGTCAGCAAACGCTTGATAGTTAGCACGACCAGTTAGTTGAATTAAGCCACGACCGCAGTGTGCCCAACCATCACCTGACTCTTCTGGACCGTTACCCATACGCCCTGCATAGGCTCTGTTAGCAATCTTTTCGGGGTTATGAGCATACTGATTAGCAACCTCTATATCAGGAAAGTATTTAGGCCATACACGCATCAGACTTTCTGCTTTATAGTTTAAATTCTCTTGTAAGAATATAAAGTCGCCTGATTCGTGCCCGCATTGTGCTAAGAAAGCCGCAACACGTGGTGTTGTGTTGATATCATAATCAGGCAATGCTTGCGATAGTGCATTATACCAATGATCGATATAAGGATTTTTTGGTATAATCTGTGCTAATTGATCTCTTGATAAAATAAAATCTGCCATGGTGTCTCCTTTATGCCATTCCAGCAACAGTAATCAAACCGTTGATGGCTGTATTTAATTTTTCCATGGCTTCAAGTTCTGCCATGTTTGCCTGTATGTTGATTTGACGTTGTATGTCTTTGATTAGTTCAGCATATTCCGCTGGTGTAATCTGTCCTGCTTTACACATTTCTGTATATTGATTAACAGTTGCGGCCGCAGACATTACATCTGGGTTTTGACTGCTGATACTGGCCAACAGGCTTTGATTGTATTGTATTTGTTCTTGGCTCATCTTGGTTTTGCTCCTACGGTTTTCTGAATTATCTCAGCCGACTTGGCTATTGAATCAAACTTAATTTTACAAAATACAGGACTTACTGGTCCTTTTTGATACTGTGTTAATAAACCTTGTGCCATTGCGTCCAGTTCTCCCGCAGAAGCAATAACTTTTGTGTTGTATGGTAAGAATTCTGTTTGATTTTTAAACAGAGCAGTTTGCTTTGACAGCCCTTGTGCATTAACTTTGGCATCATCTGGCTTATCACAAGATGTTGTTGCCAGTTGAGCATTGGTTCTAATCGATGTAATCTGTGCGTACTCATTAGGATCGTACTTCATAAAGAACGTTTCTTTAAGTGTTTCTACAGTTGAACAACCTGCTAAGGACAATACCAATACTAATAGTAGTTTTTTCATTTTATTTTACTTTGTAAAGATTTTTGTGTGTTGTACCATTCAATCCAGTCGTCTACTTTACCCTTACAGTCATAGTATTGTTGATAATTGGCTGTGACTGTGCCAACTATATCACTTAATTTTGTAGTAGTTTCATCTACTGTTTTCAAATCAGGGCAAGTAATTTTTAGATCATCTGGAGTATTAGGCCAGGGCGGAATAACTGGAACAGGAGTTGCACACGCAGTTAGCAACAATACTGCGGCAATGATTGAATATCTTATCATTTGACTTCTCCTACAGTTACTTTACCTGCTGGATTGCCTGCCGCTTGATTGTGTAGTTTAGCAACTTCGGGATCTAATTCGCACTTGGCATCTATCTGTACTGCTTTTTCTACAATACGTTCTTTAACTTGTGCGTAATATTCGACACGCACTTTTTGTTTTTCTTTACTTTTGGCGGCTAATTTTGTATTAGCATCGTCACTTTCTTTTTTGTATTCTTCTACTTTGGCCTGTACTTCAGCAACTCTGGCACGCCATTTCATTTCTGTATCGTAACTACCGTAAAAATAAACTCCGGCAATTATTAGTAGGGTTGCTAAAATTCTAATTGGTTCTCTATAAAGACTTAGTGATGGAAAGAATTTTAAAAACATTCCTAACAGATATAGTCCTGCTCCGGCGGCTATAACTGAATAGATAGCCATTAATAAAATGCTATCTGGGATAAAACTCAAGAACCACATTACCAACGTTCCTTCGCAAAGATCATTGCTTTGTTACCGTTCCTAATTAAAAATTTATCTGCAATTTTATGTAGTTCGTAATTGCCCAAATACTTTTCAAGGAATGTAACCTGACTTTGACTTGTTTCGTCTAATTGAAGTCCACCTTGAATACTGTCTTTAACTTCTGAATAATTTCCAAATGCTAATAGTTGTAGTGTAACTGAACCTGAATAAGGTTTACTGATTGTAATAGTATTATCTTCGTCTAATTGAATACTGTCAAATGCAGTTTGATTAAAGAATCTACGAACTGCTTCAGTTCTAGATTCCATCATTTTCATTTTGTAACTTGTTTGATCTAAAGGTACATGCTCTACAATTGTCTGTTCTGTAAATTCATGACTCTTCATTTCTTTGTGATAACGGAAACGCCAATCATAGTTGTCAGTTAATTGACTGATACCGTTTAATAAATCTTTGAGATAGATAGGAACATGTCGAGTACGTTCCATTTCAACAAACACCTGATAGTGTCCGTCACGTTCTTCACCTGAACTCATGTCAGCATCAAGAACAAATTTATAACCTTTTTCAATAAACTCCATTAGGTCAAGAGCAGGGGCTTTGTCATTGACTTTAAATCCAATAACAACTACATCTCGATCCTCGCCCATCTTACTGGTATACTGATCAACAGTAAAAGTATTTTCAACGAACCCTTTTAGGTCTTTGGCTCTAAGGCCTTCAAGCAGTCGGCGGCGGTACATCAGTTGCTCCTGGAGTTGGTGCTGGTTCGGGCTCCATTGCCCCTCCGGCTGTTTCTTGTGCGGCATTGGCCTGATTCATCTGTTGATTGATCTGCTCAGTGTGCATATGGTCTGCAATTTCTCTATTCTCACGATCAACAAAGCCTTGGAATATATCCTGCATTAATTTTTTAGGTATAGTAATACTTACAACCCAAATAGGATGAGCATCTATTTTACCTTTCTTTGTACCTGGGCGGAAGTCGCCTGGGCTACGGACCTTGCGTGGAACTAACATATTTTCTTTTTGATATGTTACTTTACAGCCGTAGTCTAATAATCGTTTTGCGCCATCGGGATCTGGCATGTCTTCTCTGGGCCATAAGAATTTACAGGTAACGGCATAACGCTCTACTTGTGGTCCAGCAAGTAGTTCGCCATCTTCCCAATTCTTGAAAACATACAGATCAAGTTCGTCTAACACACGTTCAAAGTCTTTCAAGATATTGAAAGAACTGTCGTTAGCGGACAAAGTCTGAATATTTTTTATAACATCAACAATATCGTGCATAAGGAATCTCTTAAGTAGTACTATTTATGTTGATCCAAAAAAGCCTATTTGATATAGTTTTTAAAGAATCAAAGTAAATATCTATGCAGGTCGCTCAAAAGGAGGCAATATTGTCCAGAGCAAAACGTAAAGAAAGAGTATTTACAAATACTCGTCCTGAACAACAGGACCAAAATTTGATTCAAATCAAGCATTATCTGCGCAGAAAACAACAAGTCGTTGTTGTTCCACGTAATCTATCTCAAGAGCACTACGTAGAATTCTTAAAAAATCCTAAAAAATTCATTGTATTTGCCATTGGTCCTGCGGGAACAGGTAAAACAATGTTGGCTGTACAAATGGCTATTAAACTATACAAAGAGGGAGAAATTTCTAAAATTATAGTCACAAGGCCAGCGGTCAGTGTGGATGAAGAACATGGATTCTTACCCGGTACTCTAAATCAAAAGATGGAACCGTGGACACGACCGATATTTGATGTTTTCGAAGAGTATTATCATCCAAAAGAAATTCAAGAAATGCTTGAGGATGGCATAATTGAAATTAGCCCACTTGCATATATGCGTGGACGAACTTTTAAAAATGCGTTTGTAATAGCAGACGAAATGCAAAACGCCACACCGTCACAGATGAAAATGTTATTAACTCGATTGGGAGAAAACTCCCGCATGGTAGTCACAGGAGATTTAAATCAAGCGGACCGTCCTACAGAGAACGGCTTGCTACAATTTTGCGAATTATACGGCCAAGGAGGTGAGTATCGTATGATTGCGATGGCAAGGTTTGAGGCAAAAGACGTAGAACGTCACCCTGTGGTAAAAGAAATACTTAAAATCTATAAGGAAGATTCTATCGAATAAGTTATAAACTAAACGAACACTCAAGGGAAAACCGCATAGTAAACGACCTGCAATCGACTATGCGGTTTTTGTTTAGAACCAGTGTTGGCACAAGACCATAAGACTTAGCCAAGCCCACATGGTATTAAATCCTACAAGTGTTGGTAGTGCTTTTTTCCTGCTGGCCCATATTAGTGTTACACTTGTTAATAGAGTAAGATAATACAGTTCCCAAATTTGAATACCAAATACCAAGCCTGGAACAATGATAATGGCCTTGGCCCACCAACTTACAAATTCAACTGTGTTATAAGCAGTCCAATATTCTTTTGTGAACCACATCATATAACAGTCTCGCATATTGCGCCAACCGGTATGTGTATAACAGATAATCATTAATACTAACCATATACCTACGGCATATAAAATTTGTTCTTGTGTCATTGATTTAACCTCGCTAATTTAATAAGCACAGCACTTAAATTGATTTCTGGATCAGCACAGATTACATGATCACACAAACCTTGTTTAATAACAATCACAGCCTGATCCATAGTATCCTCGTCCTCGCCAAACAATTCGATGTTGTCATAACACCAACGAAGGATCTCGCCCATTTCATCTGCTGTGGCTTTGGCACATAACAATTTACGTGCTTCGCGATATTTTCTTGCCTTAAACAATTCAACCATTTTAATCTTATAGTCGCTGACACCGCTGTCTTCTGCTTTAGGATTGATTAACTTACTACCAACGTTGTTTTGTTGTAGCAGATTAATACACTTACGCAAATCTGGATATACACTACGCACATACAAATCCAGTGTGTCTAAATCAAACTCTACATTTTCTTCAACAAGAATAGTTGCGGCACGAGCAGTAAATTCAGTTTGGTCAATAGACGCAAAGTGCATCTGTTGGCAACGACTGTGTAGTGCTGGTACAATACGATTAGGTGTATTACAGGTTAATATAAATCTGCTGGTACTGGAAAATTCTTCCATCACACCTTTAAGTGCGTCCTGTGCTTCCGGCGTTAGTCGATCTGCTTCGTCTAATAACACACACTTAAACGGGCCAAACGGAATCATGCTGATAAAGTTAGTGATACGTTTCTTAACTTCATCAATACCACGTTCACGTGATGCGTTGATTTCTAAAATATCAAACTCTGGAATTTCAAGTTCGTTGAGCAGAACCTTAGCAAGGGTAGTTTTACCGATGCCTGGGCTACCACTTAACAACAAGTGCGGAATTGAACCATCAGCAATCCAGCCTTTAATCTGTCTGCGTTGTGCTTCATCTCTAAACACATATTCGTCTGTGGTCTTAGGACGATATTTTTCTACCCATAGTTCTTTCATCGTAATGCTTCCATTGTGATAATTTTGTCAATTTCTCTACCAAAGTCTTGATCTGGTGTAATAATATATAAGTTTTCAATATTACGATCTTTACGCTCGTCATATCTGCGAGTTTGTACAACCCGACCACCTTGTGCTTGATGTACTTCAAACCTCAAGGACGTCTCTCTGGTTAAATGAACATTTGTTTCATCATCGGATGAAATCGCTTCAATAGAGTCGTCATCATTGTTTAACCAATTACGGATACGTTGTTTTAAAGTTAATTTCATAGGCCTTGCTCGTTTTACTGTTGATAGTCTTGCTCCTACCATTATACCATGTCTGCTCATTGTGTTAATCCTTTTTGTACCTCTGCTTGTACTACACGTTTGCGTAGGCTACTTGAACTAAAGGAATGATCTCTACTGTTAAAAACAATTGCAATTCCTCGCTCAAAACAAATATCTCTACCAGTAAATTCTTTGCCTTCATACTCTACACCTAAAATTCTAACATCAATAGGTAGTGTTAGCAAGATGTCTTCAAGATCTTTTTCAGTTTGATAAACTACAATTTCGTCCACATAACGAGTAGCACTCAAACAGATTTGACGTTCAACAATACTTTGAATAGGTTTATTCTTGGTATCAGGTCGATCAATCGTTGGATCAGTTTGTAATCCAGCAATTAGGTAATCACAATGATTTTTAACTTCTGCCAACATAGCAATATGCCCTGCATGAAGCAGATCAAAAGTAGAAAAAACAATTCCTACTTTCATGCCTTTGGCTTTGATTGATTTAATTTTATTAAAGATCATCGACTCTCTCCAAAAATTTGTATTTGATATCATATGAATCTTTGATGTGTTTAACAATTCTTTCTTTTGTGCCTTCTGCTACACTATAATCATATGTGGTTACACATCCGTGTCTAATATTACATTCCTCAATTTCACGCAACACATCTTTGACCAACAGGTCAGCAAATAGTTCAAGGATGTCTCCTCCTACCTCCGGGTAATGACTACCGCCCGCTTGTAATGCTATTTCTTTTATTTTTTCTTTCATTTAACCATTCCTTAAATCTTGACCATAAAGATGGATGACCGGGGCAACGACCTTGCCTCCAATCGCACGTAGGACTATACTCTTGCCGACAAATATTACATTTCATCTTTAAGTATCCTTATGACTTTTTCTTTTTCTTGTTCCCTAAGCCATTCTGCTTCTCCGGCAAATGTGGGACATCGCCGAAGTGCGTCTTCTAAAATAAATTTTAGTTGATATAAGTCTTGTTTTATACCAAAGGCGACATAACCGTCAAGCCTTGGATCGCAACATTCTCTCTGAGCCTTATTGACTTGGATGATTGCGTCTGTGATGTTGTAAGTATATTTGTAGCCCATACACCATTATACGGTGTACAGGCTCTTATGTCAAGCAATAATATCGCCAGTTGCTGGCTGTTCGTCCGAAATGACCATGATAGCATCGTTATCGATCATTTGAATTTTAATCTCTCTGCCATCTTCTTCTACTACTTTAATAGCACGAGTCCACCGACCGTGCTCGATAAGAATCCACTGTCCTACTTCTACATCTGTCTGGTCTGGTCCGATTGCATAGACCTTGCCCCAACGTGGGTGAATGCCTGTAGTCTTTCCATCAGTAGATGGGATGAATAAACCTGAGGATGTTTTGGTCATACCAAATTCCATTCCGGTGACCATTACCTTATCCCCGAGGGGCATAATTTTACCTTTAACTGCCATTGCTATCGCCTTTCTTCTTTTCAGATTTTGTTTCTACAACCTTTGGAGGAGGAGTATCAGCAACAGGCGCAGTTTTAGCAACTGGTCTGGCCATTGGATTATTTTCGTAATAGGCCGCTACTTGGTCTTCTCGTTTTTTAACAATCTTTCCACCTGGACCTAATTCATCGCCTCGGGCGTTCATGCGGACGTTACCTACTGAAGGCATCATTTGATTTTTTTCTAATAGTTTGTCCATATCAATTTCTTTACCTAACATGCTTCTTACCATTTTATTTTCCTTATCTTAAAAACTCTTCTATATTGAGTTCGTATTTTATACTGTCAATTTTATGAACACCGATCAGAAATAGTACGTAACTTGCTACACTACTACCCCGTCCTACACCCCACACAATTTTGTGTTCACGCATTGTGTCTACTAAGTATTTAATATACTTGAGTAAGTCGATCATATTATGTTGACGAAAAAGTTTCAACTCTGCCTGTACCCGTTCTATCTTTATATCTGTATCGCATTGTTCTGTAATCCAGGTTTCTATATCAAATTCATTATATTCTTTAGGCATGTACCATTGTTGTTGATTTTTAGAATCAAAATCTTCTATGGTAATCTCAGGATCGATATATTCTTTTATTTGAGGAATCTGATCGTAATTTGAGCGTAATGATTGATTAAATTCTTTAACCAATTCTGGGTCTTCAATCAACAGATCTGTTAGGCTTGAAATTTTACCAGAATATAATCCAGCAAATATTTCATCTTTATCTAGAATTATCTGTCCGTATTTGTCAGTTCGCATGAACTATTATAACATACTAGGCTTTTTTAATCAAGCCTTCGAGGCTCTTATTGGATGTTGAGAATGCTCGTTTGAGTGCTTCTTGTTGTCTACGGCTCTGCTCTGTTTTATATGATTCGTATACTACTGCTAACTGCTCTACAACTGCTCCGCTACTAAAACGAGCCGCTTGTCTATATTTTGTGGATAGATCAGTTATTCTGGATTCTAGTTCAGAATCCTTTAATTGCGTGAGATCTTCAAGAAGTGGATTAAACATTAGAATGGTAATTCAATATTGAATACATCTACATTGGTTGTAGTTGTTGCCATTAAGGTAATCCAATTTTTCATGCCATACCTAGGTGTATACACAGGTGTTAATTCTACATTGTGAGTTGTATCGGTAAGTGTGTTACTCACTAGGTAATTGACAGTTCTACCTGCTGTATCTGGATCAACTGCTATTTGTCTAATAGAAGAAGTAGTACCATTAAATCTAACAGTAACAAATGCTTCTACTTGACATGGTCTTGGCGGTAGGTTAATAAATTTAACATATAAATCAGTTCCAGGATCATCAACGAAGAATCTAGTACCAGCGCTTAAATCGCATACAAGATTTGGAGTACTGTCATTAATAACTGTACTTGGGAATACTTTTACTAATGTATTAGTTTCGATGTTGGTATTTAATTTTACCCATACTGGATCAGTACCGTTAGGTGTACCTGTGCATATTTCAACAGATCCAGTTGTAATATACATATCTCCAGGTTTGTCGCCTGGACCACCTAACGGTGGGTTAGGTGGACTTGTTAATAAAGAAGGAGAACCTAACAATTTTCCATTGTTTAATGTTATTGTTGTTCCTGAAGTAATACCATGGCTGCTTAATAATACAGGATCAAACTCTATGTTGGTTGTAACAGTAGTTGAATTAACACCGATTACGGTGTACATGTCAGTTTCTGCATCATAGAATTTAAATGTTGATCCTAATTTAACTAACTGTGGTTGATCAACACTGAACGAATTAGTATATGGCCATGTAGATCCTGCATGTGGATTAGTAATTGTTACCTGTACAGTTGTCCCGTCTGTTAAAGAAACACCGCTAGCACCTCCTATGTTTAAAATAGGTTTGCCGTTTTTATTTGTACTAGAACTTAAACTAATCGTAGCCCCGCCCAATGATAGGGACGAACCCGATATAGTTCCTGTTGCATTTTGTAAAATTACAGTTCTTTCTACCCTGGGGTTTAATTCTAATGCTAATGTATCTATTTCATTAGACGCAGTAGTAAGGGCTAACTTAATATTGCTAAAGTTGTCTCTGAATCCCTGTGAGTCATTATCCTGACCTGCTATAGGATAAAGTACGTTAATATTGTTACTGTAATTTGTAATGTTGCTCATTTATTATCTCGTGTTTATTATTTAATCGTATGTTCAACCAGCATCATACGAGGTCCATTCCGATACCGCAGATATGTCAAGTACTCTAGTGTTTCCACTACCTTCAAACATACATCTAAGTTGGTAATCAGTACCTTGAGAGAAAAGAACCATTCCGATAATCGATCCACTACCTGTTCCGTCTAGTGTTACACTACCGCCGGTATCACCAACAAAACTAGACGGAACAGGAGTTGTTCCGCCTTCGTATATTTGCCAAGTCATTTGAGTATTTGGTTGACCGTTCATTATATTAACATTAAATGGAGATCCTACAATAACTGTATTAGGAAACGGATAGTATGCCAGTGATGTGTCGATTCCTGAGCTTGGTATAATTTCTTCATTAACAATTGCTGGCGTAGATGTTTGGATCGAGTTGTAAGTATAAGAAACACTACTACTTGTAGTTCCATATATGTTTTTGGCCACTAATGTTAATGTGTAATTACCTGGAGCAGGTTGAGATGGAGTAGGCTGTACTGGAGTTAGGTTACTTCGTGTATCCCAAATAACAGTATTACTAGGATCTGTAATTGTAATACCGAACCCACCTGGACCACCTGTATTGGTAGCAATCATTGTTAATTTATGTTGTCCGGCAGTTAACACTCCTGATATAGTATGGGGAGAATCATTGGTACTAAAATCATCACGAATTGACAGAAGTGGTGATGTAGAGTTATCGATATAGATCTCAAGCAAATCGTCGCACGTTGCAGATAATGTATATGTACCTGGAGTTGTTATATTAAAATATCTAACACTAGTTACTGATGTGCCTATTGGACTTGTTTGATTTGAATTAGTCCATACAGCATACTGCTGTTGAAAACTATTCCATTCACCGCGGCTTACAGGATACCATTGTGGCCCTGCAGGCGCATTTGCTTTTGAGCCAGGGTTTACAAAATAAGATAATGATCCGGTTCTTTTCAAACCCCCTGGCGTCCATGTTGCTGGAACTTCTGCTGTAACAGATCCCGGAAGGATTTCATATTTGACTGTATAATCAATTCCTCCACTATTAACCAGTGTTGAACTAGAATAAAAGTTAGGATTACTTCCACCGTTAGGGTAGACATCAAATACTATATCTGAAACAAGTGAAGAAGATGCGTTATATGTGTCTATCTTTATATAACTATCACCGGTATTTGTTACACCTAAATCTAAGAAATCAATGTCCCAACTTACGGTTATCGGAGTTGTATCATTTGAAGATATAGTGTTAGCACTGATATTAAAACTGTTAATCCTTGGAGGTGTATGGTTGCCTATATCACCTAGTATAAATGGTATTGATTGAGATGCTGTACCTGTACTATTAGATGCTACAAATGTAAATGAGTGTAATCCTAGTTTACTATGTAGATAATTTTGTACATTGGTAATTGCTGTTGCTGTCCACCCAATATTCCAATTTGCATTAGTTGTTGGAACAGTATTATCAACATAAGCAAAATAACTTGCCATTGCAGATTCAGGAACGTTGCTTCCTACAGTTAATGTGTGTATAGTTTCTGAATCTAATCTATAAGTTACTGTATCTGCGTTTGTAGTTTGAATATTAAATCCGACAGGATCACTAGGCAATACAGTTGCTGTACCGGCATAATTTGTAATTACTTGTCCATTAGTAACTGGTGTAACTGTTATTGTTGGGTATATACTTGGCGGTGTCGGTGTTGGAGGTGTTGGTGGCGGCGGCTGTACCGTTGGTGTTGCAGGAGTAAATGTTTTTCTTTGCCCTTCAAAAATTCCGTCTGTTGACAGGATTGTAATATCATTTTTAGCCATTGCTAAAATTGTAATCCAACGTTTATATCCATATCCATTATTAGCAGTAGCACGAGTATCGGACACATTTATAGGAGACCAATACCATGTTACTTGATTATCGTTAGGATCAAATGAATTATAATAAGGAGAATCAGGATCAGAAGTATTTCTTGGAGTCTTTTGTCTTCCTGTATAATCTTGTGTATGTTCAATAATGACTTGAGGAGCACCACCTTCGACAAATATCTGTGCCACAGTATCTGTTCTACCTGGTCCTACGCGAACTGTAACGAACGCTTCAACTTGGCACGGGGTAGGCGGCAGATTAATAAAATTAAGTGCTATATCGGTTCCTGGATTGTTAAGAAAAAATCGTGTTCCAGAATTTAAATCGCATATAACATTAGGTGTAGGTGCTATAGGGCTATAGATTTGTGAAGCCTTGCCAACTACCAGTGTATTTTCTTCTATGCCTGTGTTTAATTTTGACCACATGGCAGATTGGGTGCTATAGTTGCCGGTTGCTATATTGATACCGTTAGGTCCAAGTGCCATTTCACCTTGTTGATCATTTGGACTGCCCATTGTACTTGTTGGAGGAAGACCACCGAAATATAACCCTCCTATAAGATGTCCGTCGGCTGTTAGGCTACCTGCACCATTGATATTTACAATTCCGCCATGAGCACTAATAGAAGCCGAATTTAAACTTAATGTAGTTCCTTTAGGAGACCCATTGGCTCCTTGTAGTTGATAGTTTGTATGGATAACAGGATTGATATTTGAAGTAATCCATGTAACACTATTAGCAATATCTGTTAAGGCATTTTTAATATCATTAAAATTATCTCGAAACACCTGCGGATCGTTATCTCGTCCAGCAATAGGAAAGAACTCATTAATTAAATTGGTATAACTGTTTGCAATAATAGGCATATGGTATTTATTAGTCGATCTTTAGGGGTGTCGCAGAATTAAAAGGATTGTATAATACTTTAGAAGGAGCACCTTGTAATAATCCTAAATTGCTATAATCACTAGCCGCTGAATAATAATTTTGATTTGGATTCCATGTAGAAGCAGTAGCCTGTATAAAGTTAAGAGCATTTGTGGCTGTAAACCAAGGTCTAACTTCACAGACTAATGCCAATACTCCCGCTACTTGAGGAGTTGCTTGACTGGTACCTGATATTTTATTTAGATAATAACCCGATGCTCTGTAATCAACTACAGCAGATCCAGCATATACTTTATTAGCATACGCACCCATAATATAATCCCCAGGCGACCAAATATTAACTCTTGGTCCAGTTTCACTAAATTGTCGTTTGTGTTCTTCTCCTGTACCTGCTGTATCTACTGTATATGCTCCTATACATCCCACGCATATTACTCCGGGTGTAGATCCAGGAGTTCCACCTCTATGGTAGTAATAATTAAACCCTGTATATTCTGTCCAATAGTTATTGTAGTCTAATCCACCTGGTACATCTATTTTATGACTATAATTCCCGGCAGCACCGACAACTATAACTCCGGCATTTATACAACTTTGTATATCTGCATCTTCGGGAGAGTAAAATTGATTACAATATCCTGCACCACCTTCCGGAACCCCAATAGTACCATAGGCAACAGTTGTAGTTGTAACAGGATGATTTGTTCCTCTATAGTTGATATTAGTTAATCTTGTGTATGCTTGAAGATATCCATAACTACATGAAACTATTGTAGGTCTGCGATATCCTGTTGATGTAACAGATTTAGATAAATGAAATGCTCTAATAGTTTGCCATGCTTGTAAGTTATCAACTGCTCCCAATGTAGCCCCACTATAGATACTAGTAACGCTTCCGTTATCACTTCCGATACATCTAAAACTATAGATAGCCGCTCCGGGTGCCCAACCTTGTGTGTTACCTGCGGCAATACTGGCAACATTAGAACCATGCCCGTCCCAATCTCCCATAAATCCGCCAGTTGGCGCTGAGGTAATATAACCAAATTGAGTCCAGTCAATATTAACTACTCTTGATCCGCCTGTACCGTCTGGGTTAACAGCAAATTCTGGATGACCAGGTTCAATTCCTGTATCAATAAAAATAATATCTACGCCTGTACCGTCTAAATTATAAGTGTAATTTGTAGTAGTACTGCCGTAACCTTGATTAAAAGATACATCACTATTAGTATTAATGCATCTAATTAATCCCCAGTTGTGTGATGAAGTTGTTGCAGTAACTGCCTTGTCAAATAGTCCTGGACGAATTTTTGTTACAGTTTTTATCAATCCTTGTTCTTCTGCACTAAGGCACACATCTCTAACCCTTGGATCTTCTTTAAGAGTTTGTGCTTCTTGATCTGTTAGGTAAAAAGTACCATTGTATTCGCTACCGGGCATTGGATCGATAATATCAACTGACCTATAGGGAACAGTAGCACTTCCTGTTGGTGCTACTAACTCGTCATGTAGATTTTGTTTATGATCAGGATGACTAGCAACTACAAAATACTTACGCATTAATAGATCCTTGTTCTATTCATCGTCCACCAATATGTGCCATCATAATAAACAGGTTGAGCAACACCTACAGCATCTAATGCAAATACCATAGCACCACGTTGTGTAATACCTGCAATAGTTGCCAGAGTACTTGTTGTTGCTGTGTTTAAAACAAATGGTGCATTGGTTGTAATTTGTCCTGCGGCTTTAAGTGCTAGATCGTTTCCTGAAACAATTGAACCTAAACCTAGTGTTCCTACAGTTAGTGTGTTTACTACTAATGTTTGTACAGTATATGTATTTCCTACAATAGTAACAGTACCTGTAGATCCTGTTGCACCTTGAGCACCAGTGGCGCCTGTTGCACCACTACCTGTTGCACCCTGTGGTCCAGTTGCGCCAGCAGGACCAGTTGCTCCGGTTCCGCCTTGTGCCGCGGCAGTACCAGCAGGCCCCTGAGGTCCTGTCGCTCCTGTTGACCCGCTTGGTCCGGTAGCACCCGTTGACCCAGATGCTCCTACTAATCCTATACCAGTTGCTCCTTGTGGTCCAGTAGCACCTTGGGCACCCGTAGCACCCGTAGCACCTGCACCAGTAGCACCAGTTCCTCCTGTAAATCCGATTGATCCTGACGCACCTGTAAATCCTATAGGACCTTGTGCGCCTGTAGCACCTGCACCAGTTGCTCCCTGTTGTCCAGTAGCACCTGTACTACCTTGTGAACCGATAGGACCAGTTGCACCTGTTGATCCACTACCAGTAGCACCTTGTGGTCCAGTGGCACCTGTTGCACCGCTAGCACCTATTCCTGTAGCACCTGTTGATCCACTACCGGTAGCACCTTGTGGACCGGTAGCACCAGTAGCACCAGTAGCACCAAATCCAGTTGCACCTGTTGCACCTGCACCAGTCGCTCCTGTTGCACCATCTCGACCTATATAACCACTTGCTCCAGTTGCACCAGCACCTGTAGCACCAGCAGGTCCTGTTTGACCAGTAGCACCCGGAACACCAGTTGCACCTGTTGATCCCATTGCGGCAAATGCACCTGGCAAGCCAGTGGCCCCTGCCGGTCCAGTTGCACCTGTTGCGCCAGGAACATTACTTACACCGGTGGCGCCTGTTTGTCCAGTAGCACCGGTTGACCCTTGTGCTCCTGTAGTTCCTTTGACACCGGATAACCCTTGTGCTCCTGTAGCACCTGTTTGTCCTGTAGCACCTGTTGCTCCCGAACTACCCCAAACACCTGTTGCACCTGTTGCACCTGATCCCGCAGGACCAGTGGCACCAGTGGCACCATTAATTCCGGGAGAACCTGTTAAACCTGTAGCACCTGTAGCACCATCATTACCAGTAGCACCTCCAGGATCACCTTGCGGACCAGTAGCACCAGTAGCACCTAAATCACCTTGTGGACCTGCCGATCCATTTGTTCCCGGAGTACCTTGTGGACCTGCACTACCAGTAGCACCAATCGGTCCTGGCGCACCAGTAGCACCAGTAGCACCTAATCCAGTAGCACCTGTTGATCCACTACCTGTAGCACCTCTCGGACCGACTACACCTGTCGCACCTGTTAGACCAGTTGATCCAATTGCTCCGTCATTACCTGTAGCACCTGTCGTTCCTTGATATCCAGTAGCACCTGTAGATCCCTGATAACCTGTAGCACCAGTTGCTCCGTCATTACCTGTAGCACCTGTCGTTCCTTGATATCCAGTAGCACCTGTAGATCCCTGATAACCTGTAGCACCAGTGCCGCCGTCATTACCTGTAGCACCTTGAGATCCAGGTCCGCCTTGTGGCCCCATGATAGCACCAATGTCATTCCACGATTGAGTTAGTGTGTTCCAAAAATAAACATGATTTGTTATAGTGCTGTACCAACCTTGACCAGCAGAACCGTATCCTACGGTAGAAGTTGTAACAGTATCTGTGCTTCCTATCAGGGTTAAATTTATACCTTGTGGTCCAGTAGCACCTGTTGTTCCCTGATATCCAGTAGCACCAGTCGCTCCATTATTACCTGTAGCACCGGTCAATCCAATTGGACCTGTACTACCATCTATACCTGCCTGCCCTGTAGCACCTGTACTACCGGGATACCCAGTAGCACCAGTTAATCCAATTGGACCTGTACTACCATTTGTACCTGCCTGTCCAGTAGCACCTGTAGATCCCTGATATCCTGTAGCACCTGTAGATCCCTGATATCCGGTAGAACCAGTACCACCTTGTAGTCCTGTTGCTCCAGTAGCACCAGTTGCACCTGTTGTTCCCATGTCTCCTTTGGCACCTTGGTACCCACGTCCTGGTATACCTTGTGGACCAGTAGCACCTGTACTTCCTATAGGTCCTCCTGGATCACCTTTTGGTCCAGTTGCTCCGGTAGCACCAGCAGGACCAGTGCCGCCTTGATAAGTTGCTACACCGGATGGTCCTTGAGGTCCAGTTGCACCTGTTGAGCCAGGTCCTCCAGTAAGACCAGTAGCACCTGTTGTACCTGGGTCACCTTGTGGACCAATCGGACCAATAACACGCCCGACATTTGCTACATTACCATTATTGAATACTAGTTCTAAGTCTGTACCGTTAACAATGGTACCTGTTGTAATATACAGTCCAGTAGCACCTGTGGCACCATTTGTTCCGTCTACACCAGCCGCACCAGTAGCACCTATTAATGACGTATCAATTATTCCATAACTTACTTCGTTAGTAATTGAATTATAATATAAAATCAAATTACCACTTGCAACTGATCTGATAGGTGCTACATATAGGCCTGATGTTGATGTATTGTTAAGAACAATTCCTGTGGCATTTAATATAATAGAATTAGCGGCTTGACCTGTAACACCAGCATTTGCGCCGATAGCAATTGAGTTAGCACCCTGCCCTCCTTGCCCAGCATTGTTACCTAATGCTATTGCTCCTCGCCCTTGATTAAACTGTCCTGCACTAACACCAATTGATACAGACATTGTATTTTGGCCAGTATTACCTGCAAAACATCCAATAGCAATAGAATCAACTGCTTGATTATTTGTTCCGGCATTATTACCTATGGCAACAGATGAATTACCTTGGTTAATTTCACCGGCTAAAGTTCCAATAGCAATTGCATTACCATAAGGAGCACCTTGTGTAATACCTTGATTAATGTTACCTGCACCTACACCAATTGCTATAGAATATGTCCCTTGTCCTGTTACTCCTGCGGCTTTTCCTATGTTTACCTGTAAAGGACCTTGATCATCGTTAACATGCGCCAATGTTGCCCATGTTGTAGTAACAACTTGACTAACTGCTACTAATACCCCACTAGTAGTAACAGTTAATCCATGACCGACAATTACACCACCAAGCGTACTTGTTGTAGCAGGAGGAATGATTGTACTCAATAAAGAGTTATTAACATAATGACCTATTTTATCAATGTTAACCTGTTTAGTGGTATAAGGTTCTACTGTAGTATCAACAATAGGTAAGAGCATACCACCTGTTACGGTGTTTAGCGGTGTTAAGTTTGTTATTGCGCTCATTTAATTTCTTATTCCATTAATTATACTAATCGTTGTATTTGTATGAACCCGTACCCTGTAGCAGGCCCGCTATTACCTGCGGCCCATAGAACCTCATAAAGATGCTGATCTGTATCATCATTTAAATTTATAACAACAGTTTCTCCTGGATAACCAAATGTTGCTCCAATTCCTACACCAAACAAAGATGTAAAACTTGTTGCGGTACTACCAATTAAATTAACTGTAAAATTAGAACCGTTCCATTGGGTAAATTGTCCCGAGAATGATGCTGATATAGATCCACTAACTGCCGCTACTGTAGGATTTCCTGCATTATCAATAGCAACACGAATATTATCTAATGTTATGTTTGGGTATTGTACATCATAGCCTGATTGCGAAATTGGACCAACTCCAACACCAGTAGCACCTTGAGGACCAGTTGATCCTGTAGCACCGTCTATTCCAGTTGCTCCTCTTGGACCAGTTAATCCAGTAGCACCAGTGCTACCATCGTTTCCTGTAGCACCTGTTGCTCCTTGCGGTCCTTGTTGTCCGCCTCCTGAACTTACGTTTGCGTATCCGCCAACATCTCTAGTAAATGTTAAAGTTAGATTATCACTATCTACAAAGTTGATGATAGGATAATCATATCGACCAACAAAACTATTATTGCTATCATCAACAGGTTCAACTTGAACATATTGATATCCTAGGTTGTGTGGAATATACCAAACACTTGCTGGTATAGTTTGATAGAATATATATCCACCGGATACACCTAACGCACCTGTAGCACCAATTGGTCCTGTAGAACCAGTTAACCCAGTAGCACCAGTTCCGCCCTGCATAGCGGCAACACCTGAAATACCCTGTGGACCAGTAGCACCTGTAGCACCGGCAGGTCCGACTATTCCGGTAGCACCTGTAGCACCGTCAGCACCTGTAGCACCTGTTCCTCCCGAACCTGTAGCACCGATTGGTCCTAACGGTCCGGTAGCACCCAATGGTCCAGTAGCACCTTGTGGACCAGTAGCACCGGTAGCACCTGTAGCACCGTCAGCACCTGTAGCACCAGTAGCACCACTACCTGTAGGGCCTGTAGCACCTTGACTACCAGTAGCACCAGTTGCACCAGGATTGCCTTGTTGTCCTTGTGGTCCAGTAGCACCGGTAGATCCTGTTGCACCAGTACTGCCTATACCTGTTGCACCTGTGGCTCCAGCACCGGTAGCACCAGTTAAGCCGGTAGAACCAGTTGCACCCGGAACATTACTAACTCCTTGTGGTCCTTGTGGCCCAGTTGCACCTGTACTTCCTTGGTTACCTGTTGACCCTTGATTACCTACAGGTCCCTGAATACCTTGTGCTCCAGTTGCACCAGCACCTGTAGCACCGGTAGCACCAGCATTTCCTTGATTACCTTGTATGCCGGTAGCACCAGTTGCACCAGTTGCACCTGCGCCAGTAGCGCCGGGCCCTCCAGTTGCACCAGTAGACCCCGGCAGTCCGAATCCAGTTGCACCTGTTGAGCCTAAAGGTCCTGTAGCACCTGTAGCACCAGTAGCACCTGTGCCACCAAAATTTGTTGCTGTACCTGGCAAACCTGTAGCACCTTGTGGACCGGTAGCACCGGTAGCACCGGGAACGTTACTTATACCTTGTGGACCTTGTGGACCAGTAGCACCGGTTGTTCCTTGAAATCCTTGGAAACCAGTAGCCCCTGTAGCACCACTAGCCCCTGTAGCACCACTTCCTGTAGCACCTTGTTGTCCTGTAGCACCAGTTGCTCCAGTTCCGCCTTGTGCCGCGGCAGTACCAGGAATACCTTGTTCACCTGTAGCACCTTGTGGGCCAGTTGCACCAGTAGCACCTGTAGCACCAGTTCCTCCACTACCTGTTAATCCGATCGGTCCTGTAGCACCTGTAGCACCAACAGGACCAGTTGATCCTGTATAACCAACAGGACCAGTTGCACCTGTACCTCCGGATAACACAGAGTTAGCAACATAACTTGCCATGTCAGCAAATGTAACTGAATATGTTTTAGCAGGTTGTACAGATATATCGGCGACCGGTACTAACAAAGTTGCTGTGCTTGATGCCGTATATGGAGGTAAATTGCTTATGGTACTCATTATGTAAATAGATCCTGTCCGTCTTCTGTCTGTAGAATAATACCATCTGGTCCAGCGATAACATCGATTGGACGAGTGTTGTCTACATCTGTAATTGGGAACTTGAGGTATTTATCGACAGCAGAATCTATGGTATTTGTGATAATGAGACGGTCTACTTCAAAGTCTAACAATTTAAAATCAAATCCACTAAGGTTGACTAATTCAACAACAGTAGATCCTTTTCCGGGAATAGCATAACATAGCGGCACTGCTTTAATAAATCCCAAAGGAGCGCCAGTTGATTTTTGTAAAGTACGCATGAATCTAGGACGCAGGTATTCATCTACCATAATAGTGCGTCCCATAATAGGAATAGATTCTAATGCTGTTTGCCAATTGTCTATACTTGCAATTTGATATGATGCAATATTTTGATTTATATAGAACTGCATTGTATCAGGACTACGATTATTTGCAATCATTTGGCTGTCAACAATATCTATATAAACTAAATCATAGACATAGTTTCCAAATTCATCATTTGCGGGTAATGTTTTTACATCACCAAAAAAGAATCGTTTGTTATAAAAATATTGTTGGAAACCTAAAACATATTCTGCTAGGTTTAGTGTTTCTAATCCGTGCTCAATGATTAATTTAATTTCAGATTGAATTCCAAAGGCAGGATCTTCTGGTCTGTACAACAGAGAAGAATTAAAAATACTGCTATCATTGATAAAATTTCTATAAGTTTTACGCTTATCTCTATACATAAACGGCTTTACATATAAAGTGCTAAATGGAGTTAAACTATTATCTCCTATAACAATTGTTGTAGTTGTTGTGATAGAATTTAATCCGTGTACATCAGTTGCTTGAATAGTAATTTTGTAATCTCTATCAACAGTACTTGTACCGCCGTCAATTGTAAAATCTAAATTGCCTTCATTAAAATTAGCACTTGCGGCATCTAATGTAGTAATTGAATTTTGATAAGGAATTTTACCTGTAATTGTTCCGTCTGACCTAAATATCAGTCCTGTAGGTAGTTTGCTTTCTGTTCCATCGGGATTGGTTGGAAGTAATGTGTAAAACATTTTCATACCTGTATCGTTGGCATGTTGTGCTTTTACAAATAATTCACTTTGGTAACCTGTTTTGATAACTCCGACAGTTGAAGTTGATACCCATTCTAAATCTGTATTAACACTTCCTTGTAGTGTTAAACTAAACACACGGTCTTGTTTACTAACATCACCGTATGTATTATTAGTTCTGGTCATTCTAATAGTAAACTTATATGAAGTACTGTATGCAGGAATGTAAGGTATTTGTCCGTATAAGTTACCTGTACTAGGATCTAAATTAAATCCAATAGGATGAACACTTGGACTACCGATGTAAAAAAGTGCATTATCTGGAATATCGTCTGCCAAGGTAACATCGCTAGTACCTAATTGTTCAAACCCTAGTTGGCATAAATCTGTGTTTCCTGTTACTGATATTATTTTATATGTTATAGATTTAGTACCCGGAATATAACTATCAAATCTAAATTGTTGCCCAAGTTGAGGTAAACTGCTTACATTTTTTATTGTAAGTATATTTTGACCTGCTAGATTAGAAGTCTGTAGATAGGTGTTTGGATCTATGCTTGAACTAGCACGACATTGTATTTCTGGATTAACTGTAATAGATGCCCAATCCCAAGTAACTGGCCCTAAATCTGGAGTAGGATCATATAAACTAATTGGAATAATTTGATAATCGGCCGCACGTCTAATGCCTAGATTAGCAGGATTGAGCCAATCGGGTGTGAATAGATAACTGTCATTACTTAAAAAATATCCTGAATCTGCTGAAATATATGTTGTATCACCTCTTAAACTATTGGCATCAACAATGTGTATCATAAACAGACGCTTTGTTGTATTAAATCCGTCTGATGCTGTAACATAGAATTCGTTAATTACCGGCATGAATTTTGGTTTAGTAACAACACCATTTACAAGAGAGTTGATGTCAAACCCAAAACCGTCATACCTTAATCCGTCATAACCATAAGTTTGATTAAAATCATATTCTTGTTTTGTTAATTCATTTACTGTTCCAACAATACGTCCGTCTTCTGTTAATGATAATCCCCGTGGTAATGTTCCATCACCGTCTTGGATATAATAACGCATTTTCATATTATCTAATAGTGTATTAGGCTCAGCAATCAATTGATAGTCAACAATTTGATTGTTGATGGTAAAATATTCACCACTACTTCCGACAGGCAAGTATCCTTCTGGAGTAAACCAAAGTGGAGGTAAAGCACCTGTAACATCTATTTCAAAAGTCTTGTCTGTTATACCATCATTGTTTGAGGCACGGATTACAAACTTGTTAGGTGTGTTGGTTGGAATAGCCTCCCCGAATCCAAATATAAATGCGGTAGTAGTTGCCGATGTAGCAGTTGTTGTTACATCTATTTGAAGTCCAGGAGGAAAGTTGCCAGCAATTAAACTAAATCTAGTATCTGAGCCCGTAGCGGTAATAGGAATATTAACAGGTGTGCGCTGTGTAATTGTTCCTAAAAAACTTTGATATGTTACCCATTTTGGAGCCGACATATTTAGATCCTAAATAAACTTACTTTGGCTTTCCAATCAATTGTATGGCTCGTTGAAGTTGTAATGTTATACGCTGATAAAGTTACAGATGTTGCTGTAACAGTAGCATCAGTTATATCCCAAGAAGCGTTATCAGTATACCCTGTATTTGTCATACTGATCAATCCGGGACCTATAACAACAGCACTTTCTCCATACCATGATACGGTGTAGCCACTCCCCATAACTTCAGTGCCTGCTGTAATATCTGTAGCAAAAATATCTATACTAGCATTTTGATATTTTGTTTTGTCGAAAGTAAACAAAGGTGTTGGAGTTATTGTATCGCTGGCTATAGTTGCCGTACCGGCAAACGAAACAATGTCAACTCGAGGATCACCTTGATTATCTAATATAGTCAATGTTGATGTAGATGCTTCACCCGTTACATTTAATGTACCGTCAATTCCTATTGCCAAACCAATTCCTGGTTTAACAATACCTGCTGTATTAAGAGAAGCCACTTGAGGAACTAAAGAAGAATATAATTCTCCAAACATTCCGTTAATTTTAGTAAAGGCTGTTCGAAGTGTATCTCCATCTCCTTTGTTTGACGATGAACCTGTGTTGATATAAACTAATGCCATTAGATTCTCCCTACTACAACTTCTATGATACCTATATCATGGCTGTCATAGTTTTCCAAAGCCTTACCTATAACAGATCCCATCTTAGGATTGTCACTGGCTGTTGCTACACCTAATCCACCTGCGGCAACTAACATATCACCTTTTCGTATTTTACCTGTTACCTTACATGGAACACGACCTTGTAGTGCAACATATACTCCGCCGTCTTGTTCTGAGTTCATCATATACGCAGGATTTGTAGAAACAACACCTGCTATTCTTGTATCCATATATGAGTTAGCAATAGTAACTTCGTGTTCGCCGCCAAACACTAATACAGTACCTGGTTCGTACTCACGATCTGGCATATATTTTTCTGCCAAGTCAGCGTACTTGGCTTGATTTGATGTACCTGCAAATGTAGTTGCCCACACAGTACCAAACGTATTATCAAATTGTCCAATATCTCCAGTACCACTTGTTCCTGTTTTAGTTATTGAACTATTGGCAATGGTGTCTGCAAAAATTCCAACAGCATGTATTTCGCTGTATCTAACTGATGCGGTACCTAACCAATATATGTTATCTGTATTTGGTTCAACTTCGTTTGTTTTAATTGGACCAGTTAATGTACCTGCCGATGCACCTAATGAATCGTAAATACCTTGACGACTTAATTTAGTATCTGTATATGATTTATTAGCCGCATCGCCACTAACAACAGGGCTTGCAACATTTTTAACATGATAGTTATTAACATTTAAGTCTGCTGCCATTGATCGCACACCGCCTAGATCTAAATAACCAGATCCTATTGGCGTGATACCTGCTTGTGTATTGTTTTTGTTTAATCCTAAACGACTATCAACATAAGTTACAATTGCGGCCTCAGTTGGAACAACATTGTTTGACTGTTGTCCCATTGTACCGTCAACACTGAATACCTGGACTAGTGTTTGACCGCGTTTGAAACTAATACCATCAACGTTAGTTAAACTGATCGGAGCACTAATACTTACAGTACCGCGGCCTTGATCAACAGCAAAATAGTTACCGACTTTAAAATTACCGTCTTGGTCAGTTGTTACATAGTACGCACGACCTTTTCCGATTTCGATAACTTCTTTTGATGCATCTGGCGGATTCAATGGTGGTCCATATAAGTCATTTGGAATTTTACTGTCTGCGTATCCTCCAGTACCTACATCAATCATGTCATGTGATGTAGCACGGATTGTGGATATTCTTACAGTAATGCCGCCGACTTGGTTACCAACAATACCTGCTTTTAGTGTATTGTTTGGAACCTCTGCGGTTAATCCGGCTGAATCGCTATAACGTTGAACAGCAACTTCTGCCCACGCATTACCTGTAAGGCTTTGTTTAGTATAACCTGTAATCTGATAAATGTCGCCATTATATCCAAATGTATAAACAGTACCAGCAGAAATCCTTGACTGGTTAAGCGATGATAATTCTGCTACTTTAATTGTTTTACTGCCAGAAATACCTGTCACATACGCAGTTGCGGCTGCTGTACCGCTAGCAAATGTAATTGATATTGGAGAAGTTGTATCATACCCGACTCCTGGTTCAGTTAACACTAACTGTGAAATATGGCCATTATTATCAGCAACACCGTAGCCTGCGGCTTGAACATTGGTAAATGTTAATGAAGTGCCGTTTGATAATGTAACACTATTGGTCAAACGTACTAGTGTTGTTGATGAATTAACCCAAGCAACATAAGTAGGTTGTCCGCCAGGATCCCCACCGCCGCTTGTTAATGTAACTCTAGCACCTATATGAATTGGACCTGTTGCAGATCCTATAGACACTAACGAAATTGTAGTAGCAGAAGTTACACTTGCAGTTTGTGAAGCATATGGCGGAGCAGGAATAACAGCAGTTACATAAGATCCATGAGTATATCCTGATCCTGTATTTGTAAATGATATCTGTCCTAGGCCTTGTCTATATAATCCGTTCTGCACATATGGTGACAACAAAATATAATCATAAGGTGTATCACTTTCTGCCAACGCACTATCACCACCTAAGTCGGTATAACTTAAAATTCTGTACACATAAGTTGGATCTTCGTTATATGAAAGAACTGTACTTGGACGACTTAAAGTTGATGCATTTACATCCATCAATACCTGATCATAGTATTGACGAATGATTACTTTTGTATTTTGAGAAACAGATGTATATAGCCCATTACCGGATCCGTCGTCGATACTTAAATTATATATTCCGGGATTTGCAGTATCCTGCAATGCACTCTTTATATTATATGTTTTCCATAGTCCACTATGGTTAATTTCTAGTTGGCTTTGTGCTAATGGTGGATAACTTAAACCGTTAACATATATGTTTGCCGCATTGGTAAAGTTTGTATATGTACCGTAGGATTGAACAGTACCAATTTGAGTCGTTGCATATTTGTTTCTAACTGCAATAGGAACTTCGTTAGGATCGCTACCTTCAGATATGATACCGTATTGACCATAAGCAGTAGATCCTGTGATAGTTCTAACCTGGGCACCATTTAGGGCATAATACGAACTATGGCAATAGTAAGTAAACATGGAAACGTTTTCCATGAAACCGCCATTGGTTACAAATATACCATAACCTAAATCATTAATCTGAGTATAGTCATTGGCCAGCATACTACGATTACCCGCAGTGACTAGAGTTAGACTACTTGGTAACGGATAGTTTGTGGTTGTAATTAAACCGGGGTTAACTGTAACTGTATAAGCAAGGCTAGCACCGAATGTAACAGCAGGGTCTGTTCGATATCCGCTACCACCAGAATTAATAGTAATTCCAGTAATAGCACCGTTAGTATCTACTGAACTAACAGTGGCTGCGGCAGCCACGCCATTACCCTGTTGTGGGAAATTGATTTGAGTTCCGACAGCATATCCAGCGCCGCCGTCGATGATGGTATAACTGATAACATTTCCAGTTAAACCAAATGTCCAACTTAGTCTAGCACCACCAATTATCACACTAGGACAATTTGGATTTGTTGCACTAAACGATCCGTTAACATACCCACTACCTGGGAATCCTATATTAATTGCTGTAACTTGACCACTGCTGTTTAAAGTAGCAGTACCTGTAGAATTTAATCCACCTGCTTGAGTAGGACTACTAAATCTAACCGGAATAGTTAAAGTCCCACCAGTTTTAAATCCAGTTGCTGTAATTCCTAATACAGAAGCAATACCTCCTGCTCTACGAGGATTTAAATTTAATGTACCAGTACCGTTCATTGGACTGAAATTACTGATAAAGTCAACTTCGTAAGTTACTCCGTTCTGCACAAAGAAACAAGGTGTTTCTGGTCTTGCATACAACATTGTTGTACTTGTTGATATTGCAGGTCTACCTAAACCGCCATGGGCAGTGATATTAATCTTTACAGGATAACCATTTGTATCATTGGTCACACTGGCTGGTGTAACAGGTAAGTTACCTGCAAATCCGTCTACGTATATACCGCCACTGAATACATGTCTGTTATAACTCTTGCTGAATGAAGAAGCAGTTTGTGTATATGGTGACTTAGCCTTAATCTGACCAAATGGATCTAGTACCTTCATGAAGCCGCCGTGACCTTGACCGCTCATATAACGTAACATTGTAGAGTCATTCATTAAAAATACATCTAACTGATCGTTATACAAAGAAGGATTAAATGCTGGATCATTATTAATAATTCTAGCACAGGCTTGTGTTAAATCTTGAAGTACAGCAGGAGCAGTTGTCTCTGCTACTAGGCCTAAATCAAACACCTGCTGAGATGCAGTTGTGTAACTGGTAGCAGTAATATTTTGAATAATTAATTGGCTTAACGAATTGATATAATTTACTGATGCTACTGTCTGAGTCAACTCTGTTGTCTTAACAGAAGTTACATTGTTGTATTGGTCGCCGGCATTGATGGTCCAATTATTACCACCATTCTCCATATCGTGAACAAGTGCATCAATAATGTACCCAACATCCCTATGACATGTTGAAGAATTATAACCAAAAGTTGGATAAGTGTTGTGAATCCACCCAACTGTTTGATCTTGAATAAATGCTTTGTTATCTGCTATTAACTGTGCGGCATTGTTCAATCCACCCCAATTGGTTACAGTAGTTAACAGATTGATAGGACGAGAAGCATCGCGCAGATAATGATAACCATAATTAATTGGTTGATAAACAAACCAATTACCAGGGGCAACAGGTGTTCCGACAGTATAATTTTCAATCTGTTGATTAAAATTAGAATTCTGTGCAATAATAACAGTGAACGAATTAGCATTGACAGATGAAATAACACCCTGCCCGATTGCACCTCCGCCCATTACAAACACTTTACCTATTAAACTACTTGATACAGTTAAAGGATTACCAACTGCGTCCCCCATTATAACTGTTATTCCGCCAGTCACAGGGTCATTAGTTAACGAATCAACAATAATAAACCCGCCTGCAGGAGCATAATTAGTTGCAGTATTAATCTGAGTTGTAATGATGCCATCTACTTGTGTATCTCTGTAGAAATATGTGTTGGCCCATTTACTTGATGATAAACTGGCTTTGCGTGTTCCCTGAACAACACCAGGACGAACAACACTTCGTCTAAATTCGTCACCTCGAACAGATACATTATCTGCTATTCTAATCGGGTATTGATCTTCGTGATCACCTGACTCTAAGAAGATACAACATTGATTGCGCTGTTCTAATTGACCAAATTGTAATTGTTCGTTTGTTTGGAAATCTGCGGCAAACACATGCCATTTATCTCCGTCAATTTGTGCTGTGCTAGTAAGTTTAACACCTTGGCTAAAATCAACAGTAATTGAGTTTATAATATTTTGAGATGCATCAACTACTTCGCTAATAGCAGTAATATATCCGTAACTTAAAACACTACCGCTACCGTTTGACACAGTAAATTTATAACCAATCCAAAAGTCTTGTACTTCATTAAGACTGCTGGGCATGAAAGTAAATGTGGTTACTGTATTTGTGCTGTCTGGAGTAATTGGAACATTATAACTACTAGCATAATCAACAGGAACAACATCATATATTTCATTACCGCTACCGTCTACAGTAATTGCTTCTATTTTAGCAACGGCTTCGCTTTCGTCACCGATAATATATAGTCCAGGAAATATGCTTCCATTTTGATAAGGATCAGATCCTTCGGCTCCTACACCTAATAAAGTTATTCTAACTCCGAATAATGTAGCATCAAGTATTGGACTAGATGCAATAGTTCCAATTGTAGCCGCATTAATTGTATTGTTATAAGAAATAGTTTTCTTATAAGGTCCTAAAATAATTTGACTTGAATTAATAAATTGTTCAGCGGCCTGTGCGGCTCTATTGATAGTTTTAAAAGAGTAAGCAGGACCTCTACCTCTCTTATGTATCGGAGTACTAAATTGTGAATCATCACCTGCTAATGATACGTAGTAATTTACAGGACTAATAAAACTAGATGAATCAACATAATTTTTTGTAGCGGCCTGGCTAGGATGATCGCCTTCAATTGGATCTCTAAATAGATATAACGCACCGGTCATAGTACCGAATACCGAATTTGCCATACCTGTAAATTCGTCAATAGTATCTATACCTGCTAATCCTATCTTAGTATCAGCATATTGTTTATTAACGATGTGAGTAGATGTAGTCGGAGGATATTGTAGTAGTTCTATATTTTCTCTAATTGTACTAGATGAAACATTGTTTGTTCCAGTTATTGCATATCCGCTTCTTGATACAAAATGATCATATACCCAACGACGTGAAGTAGCGTCATAATCAGCAAGTGGAGAACCCGGATAGATGTTGATTAGATTAAATGATCCCTGAGCATCTAAATCGCCTGCTAGCGTAGGTGATAGATCAGATTTTAAACTACTTGCAATATTAGAAATAACAAGAAGATGACTACCTGTATCTGTAATGGTTGAAATAATATTAATACCGGTGCTGGCACTTAATGTAATATTTTCAAATCTTGTTCCGTACTTGTTCCAAGCAAGGAATGCTCCACCTACAGATCCGATAGATCCTTGGTAATTATAAGGTGCTTCTTTTAATTTTAAAAAACTAAAACCTGAACCAAACCCTAACAGATTATAAATGTCGGTGAAGTTTTGATTTACCTTTTGAAAGGCGGTATAAATGCTGTCGCCTGTTCCGTCATTTGGTTGACTTCCGATATTGATCAGTTGTTGATTAGTAGCCATAATTTCCTCTAGTAGCCATATTTATTCAGGCTTAAACTGCTGTGTTATTAGCAAATGTCGCTTAACAAGTATTTATTTGGAAATTGGCAGAAGTCTTGTGTTGATGATTTCCCAGTTAACAATCTTCCATTGATTAGCAAGATATTTCTTTTTATCTGCTTGATAATCAAGAGCCCAGGCATGCTCCCACCAATCTATCAATAGAATGATATCATTTTTAATTTCGTGATTGGTAATTGTTTTGATTTTGCCGTCTTTGGCAAGATAGACCCAACCACTACCCTGTATCTTCATGGCAACTTCTTCGAAGGATTCTTTAAACTTATCCCAAGATTTTTGATGCTTTTCAATGAATTCTAAGGCAGTTCCTGTCGGTTTATTGCCTGTACTGTACTCTTGAAACTGACTAAAGTAAATGCTGTGTAAGAATGCACCTGCTTCGTTAAAGTCTGGATCACCCTCGCCTTTGTTAAATCGATCAACATAGGCTTTGTATAATTTGCCGTAATGATAATCTAGGGCGTCTTCACTGAGTGCAGGATCCAATTCTTTTCGATCGTAATCTAAAGAAATTTGTTTTAAAGGCTCGTGTCCTTTTCCTTCTTGAATGACTCTTTTTATAAAATTATACATGGAAATATTTACCTATAATTTCCAGTGTTATAAATATACGTACTTAATTGAAAGGAATCCTATCATGGAATTATTTATCGGTGGTGCTTTTATTCTTGTTGTTGGTTATTTGCTTTTTAAAAGCACAAGGCCAATAAAATCTACAACAGAAGCACCTTATAAAGTAGAAACACCTTCTTCTGACAACGGCATTAAGTTTGCTCCAAAAGAAGAAGTACAGGTAGAAGCCAAAACCACTTTAGATCCAGTAGCAGTTGCTCTTGATCTTGAGCCAGTTCAGGTTGCAGAGCCTGCCAAGAAGCCACGCAAGCCACGTACTCCTAAAGTAGCCGCTCCTAAAGTAGCCAAGCCAAAGGCAGCACCAAAGGCTAAGGCTACTCCTAAAGCAAGAACAAAATCAAAGAAGGTTTAATTTTTTAGCCTGCTCGGCAAGGAAAAAACTTGCCAAGTTCTTGGCTTTGGATTCGCACATAATATCAAAATTATCTGTGAACTCAAGTGCCCACTCATTAACTGCGGTGTTCCAATAGAAATTACTATGGGCCCGCAGTTTTTGTTTTTTGTAGCCGGATTCTAATAATACAGGCAAATTGGGGCGAGTAACTAAATCATGCCCTACTACAACATCCTCTCTACTAACAGAATAGTGTATTACAGGTCTAACACCACGCCAACTATCAATTACACGTAGACATCTATCGTCCTGTGGTGAGATATACTCCCCTGTATTGATCCAGTGGTGGTGTATGTCCAAAACCAAGGCGACATCTCGACCAAGTTCAAGGCTGGCGTCCAGGCCCCAGGACATTTCATCGTTTTCGATTGTAAGGCAGTTTCTGGCTTCTGGGGAGAGTCGAGGAAGGACGTCTCGGATACCTTGGGGACCTTTACGTCCGGCAATGTGTACATTGATCTTAAAGTCCTGGAATTGTCTACCAAATCCCATCCAACGGGCCATATCAGCATGATACTCAAACTCCATTATACTTCTGTTGACAATATCTGGATTATCGCTAGCCAGCACAGTAAACTGACCAGGATGAAAAGAGAGACGAACGTTGTTGTTACGAGCAAGTTCACCAATTTGATAAAAATGTGTTTCGAGGTAATTGATTGTGGCAGGTAAGCGCCAAAAATAACTCCAACTAGGCTCAGTGTATGCAGGTAAAAGATCGCTTGATAACCTAACCATACGTAAGTTGTCATCTAGTGTTCCTACTCTTTCTACAAGTTTTCGGGTAGATTCAATATTTTGAACCATTAAGTCCCATAGTTTTTGTTCGGCTACTTCACGAGTTTGGCGTTTAAGCCAACTTATTGTAGTAGTACCAGTGTTGAATTGTTTAGCATCATCTGATGATTTAATACCGTCTATTTGATCTGCACGATCAATCCACTTACAGGCAAAGCCTATGCGTTTGGTCATAGATTTTTAATTTTTTCGATTACGGAAAGGGCATCTGCGTAATCGCTAGTTTCAACCCACTGCTCAACAAGTTCGTCTCTCATTGCTTGATAATGATTAGCCCATGCTTGAAAAGCACCTTGAGGCATAGGAACTGGAAATGTGTAATTAAATTGATTCATCGTTTTCTTTCTTGCTAAGAATTATTGATCCATTTGTTTTCATGGTCCATGTTAAAATATCGCCTTCTTTCCAGCCTACTTCTTCAAGTGCTTCTGGCGGAAAGGTAATGACAAGGTCGCCTGTTTGGGGATCTTCTTCGGGTATGATTGTCCAGAGTTTCTTTGTCATAATACTATTTTACAGTGTTTTACGAAAAAAGTCAATTGTTTTTTGTAGACCTGTTGTTAAATCAATACTAGGTTCCCAACCAAGTCTTGATTTGGCCAAACTGATATCTGGACGCCTTTGTTGTGGGTCGTCTTTTGGTAAAGGTTGTTGTAGGAGGATACTCTGACTACCTGTTAACTCGATTACTTTTTGGGCAAGTTCGTTCATAGTAAACTCCCCGGGATTGCCCATATTGACCGGACCAATAAACTCGTCATCATCGTCAGCCATAAACTTGATTAACCCGTCTACAAGATCGTCAACATAACAGAATGAACGAGTCTGCTCGCCTGATCCGTAAACAGTAATTGGCTTGCCTTGTAGTGCTTGTACTACAAAGTTTGAAACTACACGGCCATCTCCTTCTGCCATTCTGGGACCGTATGTGTTGAAGATACGAACAATTTTGGCTTTGACACTATGAACACGCCAGTAATCCATAAACAAAGTTTCGGCGGCTCTTTTGCCCTCATCGTAACAACTGCGAATGCCGATTGGGTTTACATTACCCCAATAGTCTTCAGTTTGTGGATGAACTTGAGGATCACCGTACACTTCGCTGGTTGACGCTTGTAGAATCTTAGCACCTGTACGTTTTGCCAAACCTAACAAATTATAACTTCCTAACACAGAAGTTTTCATTGTTTGAATTGGATCCCATTGATAGTAAAATGGGCTTGCCGGGCAGGCAAGATTATAAATCTCATCAACTTCTATATACAGGGGAAAGCAGACATCTTGACGTAAAACTTCAAAGTTTTTCTTGTCAAGTAAATGAGCAATATTGTTTTTGCTACCTGTAAAATAGTTGTCAACGCACAGAACATGGTGTCCTTGCTCGACTAATCTATCACAAAGATGTGACCCTAAAAAACCAGCACCGCCGGTTACTAATATTTTTTTCATTATTGATTCCAGTGTCTAATAACCCCTGCTACAATAAAGCAGTTTGTTACGATATATGATAACACAATGGCGGTACGAATACAAGCAATTCTGTCTGCTTCTTTATCCGTATCGCCAGTTTTTTCACCAAGGGCTTTAGCCCAAATACGCCAGAAGCGTTTAATGATTACGTTTACCATCAAATACACAATTAAAAAGTAAATTGGTATCGCCATCGTTTATAACACGATGGAATGCACCGTCGGGGATTAAAACGATATCTCCGGCAGTAACTTTAAATGGTTCGTCAGTTTCTTCTCCAACAATCATTTGTCCGTGGCCTAATACAAAAATATAAACTTCTTCTTGTCCGGGATGACGGTGCCCCCTTGTACTCATTCCTCTATGTAAGTTAGTAGAACTTAATACAAGATTCTTTAGTGTTTTATTGTCTTTAAGAATATAAGTTTCATTGTCTTTAATAACTTCTCCACCTATATTGTGAATATGATATTTCTTCAATTTAATAAATCCTCATTCCATTCTCTATGACCTTCTCTAAAAGCCATATTAGCCTGTGTCTCACGTACTTCTACACGATAGCACCATAAACGTTCTGCTTCGCCTTGCCCCCACATGTCTGGGATGTAAACACCGTTGATATACTTGTAGAGCATATCTGCCAAACTTTCACAACCTAAACGTGGTAGAATAGTTAGTTTAGCCAACTTGCGGCGCTCCATTTCTTTGTAGAATTCTAATTCTGGATCATCCTCTGCAACTAGTGTTGTGTGATCAAATTGATCTTCTAAGATTTTTTTAAGTTCTTTTAGTCCACCGTAGTCAGCCGCCCAATTGCGGACATCTAAATCATTAGTTCCAAAATAGAACTTCATTGAAAAACTATAACCGTGATTTAGATTACAGTGGCTGTCAGCACGCCATTGGCGATAAGCGCATGGAAATGCGTCGACGTACTCTTTGGTTGATGTGTACTTGTATTGTACAGGTTGTAAATTTGCCATCTCTAGTCTCCTTTGTATGAGCAAGTTTGACGACATGCAGAATTTATAAAGCGGGTTGAAAGTCGTTGAAGACCGCTAACTGTTAATATAACAGATTAGTATTTAACTGTCAAACGATTTCTTTGAAAAGTTTTTTCAATTCTTGAATATCTTCGATGATACTTTTTATTAGGTGTTGTTCCTCAACACGATGTTCGATAACTTTGTGGATGACGTTCATAGTCCATACCCACCAAACAAATGCTAAGATGATGCCTAATG